GCGGAAGGTGGGGTGCCGCGGGTGACGAACGGGGGCGGTCAACGCCACCCGCGGCAGTCTCGGGGGTTAGTACGGGTGCGGGCCGCGCGGGCGGGGCGGGAGCGGGTCCTTGACCTTCTCGTGGTCGGCCATCACCGCTCCCGATGCAGCGGCTGGCAGCGGTCGCGCCAGTTCAGGTGGATCGGGCACGTCACCCGCTGCCGGACGGGGACCTGGCGGGCGGTCTCCTGGTGGAGGCGCAGCATCAGGTCGTCGGAGGCGTCCGCAGGGATCCGGGCCACGGTCTGGTTCGCCATCACGCGTCACCGCCCTCGCGGAGGTACCGCTCGGCCTCGTCGCCAATGTTGGAGATCAGCGACTCGTCCAGGCGGAGCGACCCGGACGCCAGCGCGTCGTCGGTGAGCATCTGGGTCAGCCGGTCCGTGTCCCGCTCCGACAGCCACACGTCGCCGACTAGGCGGGCGTTCGGCAGCCGCAGGGTGACGAGCGCGGCCCGGTCACCGTCGTCCGGGGACAACTGCAGCAGCGCGTGGAAGAGGGCCAGGACGGCCAGCTCCCGCTCACCGGGAACGTCCCGCCCAGCGGCGCTCACGCCGCGACCCCGAACGGCTCGGTCCTGGCGGCGGCGGCCTGCTGGCGGTACATGGCCAGCTCGTCGTGGATGTCGAGGAGCCGGTCGAACTCGCCTGCCGCCATCCAGTCGGTGGACGCGGCGAGACCCAGGTAGGTGCGGGCGGCGGCGGCCTGCCGGTCCAGCAGGTCCGCCGCCTCCCAGCGGGCCAGAGTGGCCTCGGCGTGGGCCAGAGCCGCGATCGCGGCCGGCGGAAGCGGGGCGGTGTCGCCCTCACGGTCGGCGCGCTCCAGCGCACCGATAAGATCGGTGATAGCCACAGGGTCTCCTTCGCAGAACCTGGTGGTTAGGCCCTGGCCAGGGAGTGGAGTCCCTGAGCTGGGGCCGTTTTCATTTGTGGGCGCAGTCGGTGGAGCGACCGCTGAGGCTTTGGGCGGTGGAGCGCCGTTCGCTTCAACACCATATTGAAGCGGTTCTGAGTGCCTGTCAACACCGTATTGAGAACTGGCGTGTTGCAACCTACGCTGAGGCCATGACAGATGCGCTCACGGAGTTCTTGGAGGAGAAAGTCGCCCACGTTGCAGCCATCGAAGATCCCGTCCAGCGCGGGCTGGCCGCCCGAGAAGCAAGGGATCAACTGGCGACAAGCGATCGCGCCCTGTACGCGATCCAGCGGGCAGCAGTCCGGGAACTCAAGCCAGGGCGCACCTGGGCAGAGGTGGGTCGACTCTTCGGACGTAGCCACGCCTGGGCGGAAGCAATCGCCGCAGGCCGAAGCGCTAAGCGCAAGAAGACGGGGCATGTCGCCGAGTCAACGCCCGCGTCGCGCGCGGTAGAAGGACGGCAGGACGACACCACGACGCCATAGCAAGCCCACCCCGACATCGCGGCGACATCAACCCGCCGTCAGCCCGCCAGACCCGAGCGCGATCAGCACGGGAGCCCCATTGTGGAGATCGTAGAAACCTGGACCGGCCGCGCCGCCTGCTTACTGCAGCAGGCCATGCGACTGACGAACGAGGCGTTCGCGGAACACCTCGGCGTCAGCGAGCGGACGGTCAGCCGGTGGCACAGCGCTCCCGGCATGGTGCACCGAACCGAGGTGCAGCAGATCCTCGACACGGCATACGAACAGGCGGGTGAGACGGTGCAGAGACGCTTCGCGCTCCTGCTGCGCCCGCCCGCGCCACGCGTGGAGGCCCAGGCCCTGCGGGTGGCAATAGCGGTCGTGCTGCGCGGGAACGACGTGCTGCTGGTGTGCCGGCGCGGCGACGGGGAGCTGCGCTGGCAGTTCCCCGCCGGCATGGTCAAGCCCGGCGCCGACCCGGCAACCGTCGCGGTGCAGGAGACGCACGGCGAGACGGGTGTGCACTGCACGGTCCGCGAGCAGCTGGGCGAGCGCGTCCACCCCGTGACGGGCGTGGTCGCCTCCTACTACCTGGCCGATCACCTGGCCGGGGATGCGACGAACCGTGACCCGCTCGAGAACGTCGACGTCACCTGGGTGCCGCGCACTGCCCTGACCCGGTTCATCCCCGCCGATCAGGTTTTCCCGCCGATTTTGTCCGCTTTGGAGGCGACTGTATGACGACCGAGACGACCACCGAGAAGCCCGGCATCTCCGCCGCCATCATCGTGTCCGAGGGCAAGGTGCTCATGGTGCGGCGCCGGGTGTCGGAGGGTGAGCTGATGTGGCAGTTCCCGGCCGGGCAGATCGAGCCTGGGGAGGCCGCGGAGGATGCGGCGGTGCGGGAGACGGTCGAGGAGACCGGTCTGGTCGTCACCGCGACGAAGCTGCTCGGCGAGCGGGTGCACCCGAAGACGGGCCGGCTGATGTCGTACACGGCGTGCGAGCCGTTGCAGGGTGAAGCGCATGTCGCGGACGAGGACGAGCTGGACGCGGTCGCCTGGGTCGCCCACTCGGAGATCAAGGAGTACGTGCCCTACGGCTTGTACGAGCCGGTGCAAAAGTACCTCGACGACGTGCTGCCGCGCTGAGGAATGGTCTGGGCGGGCGCGGGTGCGGCGCATGTCGGTCGTTCTGTCGTCCCGCCCCGCATCCGAGCGCTTTACTGCGAGGGGTAGCGCATCCTATCCCGGATTCCAAGTTGAGGTGTTGACGCAGCTCAGAGGCTTCGGGCGGGGAGTCTGATTTCGGTGCGCGGTGATTTGAGCTGATCACTGCGGCTGGCTACGGTCGCAGCACGTGGGGGCGGCGTGCGACTTGCAGCCCCCACCAACGAGGGTGGTTCAGTTTGGTCTACCGTCCACAGCATGGGCGAGTTCCGGCCGTCTCGTCAGACCATGCGCGGATCGGGACTATTGCGACGGAAGGGATGTACGGGTGCCGTGCACAGTGATCGACCAGAGTGCACATCTTGCAAAATCGCAGGTCAGAGCCACCCTAACGCACCTCCAGATGCGTCCGGGATCCGCCCTACTACGCAAGCGGCTGCGGCAAGCTAGCACCGTCGGGGCAAGCTACCGACTGAGATCCTTTCGGCCAAAACATATGCCCCACTTGCCCGACTCGGAAGGAGAGAGGCGTCGCCGAACAACACACCGCAGGCCAACGGGCACGCCGACACCCTCCCGTAATCACCCAGCTCAGGCATCCACGCAACCCCCACTGCTCGACATTCATGCAGGTCAGGGGGCGTAGTAGACAACTATGTTGACAACTCGGAAGGAAACTCGCGGATGCTCCGAAACCGATCGCTAGCGTTGTGTCTCATTGCCGACCGCGGGCTACGGTCCGTGCAACGTCGAACGGCCGGGCGGTTCGCACCCGCCCGGCCGTAGCCCGACCAGCGAGTTCGCACCTCGCTGATCAATCAACCATCACTCGCCAGAGAGAAGGTCTCGTCATGAGCGTATCGCAGCGCTGTACTACACATCAGCGCAGCAATCTCACCGCCGACCGCTTGCTGGAAGATTCCCTCGCCGACTTGTTCACCCGGTTCGGGGTGGCCGTGTCCGTCATGGAGGCGGACGCCGGCTTCACCGGCGGCGCCTACGTCCACACTGACGGCTCGCTGCTGTTCGTGCGGCCCGCGGGCAGGCCGGAGGCGGAGTGGGAGTTGACCGCGCGGGCGATGCTGGGCGCCGCGCTGCGGGTGCCGCTACCGCCGCTGCCGGAGCCGTACCGGCTGACGGAGATGGAGCCATCCGAGTGACCGTCTAGGGCCGCGTTTCGCGTTCTCCCACGGACTGCCGACGGGTTGTGCCATAGTGGTTGGGCCGCCGGGGAACCGACGGTTGCTCCCCGCCGATGCGGGGGTGTTCCGACTCTGAATCGCCCGGCTGTTGAGGGAGTTTCAGTTGTCCCCGCGGCAGCGGGGATGTGCCCGATGCGCATGACGACATCGCGGCTCCCCGCGCCAGCGGGGATGGCCCTGATTCCAGGGGCGTGCAGTACTGCTCCCCGCCGACGCGGGGGTAGACCGTGAACGCGGTCACTTGCTACCCGCGACAGCGGGAATGCGGAGCCCCACCCGATCACCGGGTGGGGCTCCGCCGTTTCATCCTGCAGCGCGGCGGTCAGCCGGCGGTCTCGTCGTCCTCGATGTCGGCGTAGTCGATGCGGGCACCGGTCGCCGCGGCGGCCCGGGCGGCCACCTGCCGGTGCCAGGACGCCGACCACCTCCCGCCCCGGTGCGCGGCGGCGTACTCCTCGTCACTGCGGTACGTGACGATCGTCGTGTCCTCGTCGTCCACGGACTCCACCAGCTTGGCGACTGCGGCGGCGGTCTCCTCCCGCAGTTCCGCGATCTCGGGCCGGATACGGCCGGGGATCGGGTCGCGGCCCTGCTCCCAGGAGCGCAGCGTGCGCGGGTTGACCCGCAGCAGCCTGGCCAGGTGGTCACCGGTCAGCCCCAGCTCCTCCCTGGCGATGCGCAGCTCGGCCGGCGTGATCGGGTCCTCGTCGGCGAGGCCGTCGCGCAGCTGCTTGAGGTAGCTGTCCAGGCCGTGGCAGACGACGACCGGGTGCTCACCGCACGCCTGCAGGTCGCCGAGGATCGCCTGCTCGATCTGTTCGAGGCGGGCGTCGGTGGTGTCGGCGGTGATGCCGTACTCGTCGGCCTCCTGGCCGTTGACGGCTGCGTCGATGTCCCACACGCCGACCAGGTCGCTGTCGGGGAACCCCTGCGTGTCCTCGTCGAAATGGCCTCCGTCGATCGTCGGCAAACCGAGGAACTTCTCGATCTCCTCCTCAGCGGCGATGGCGTCCTCGTTCATATCGGCGACGGTCGACTCTCCGTTCCAGACGGCTTCGGTACCGGCGATGATCCGGTCGGCGAGCGGGGCGATCTCTTCCATGACCCGGTTGGCGGCGTCCGCGGTCAGGACCGGGATCTCGTAGCGGCGGTCCAGGCCGTGGCGCACGGTCTCCGGGAGCGCGGTGCCGATCTCCGCGTTGTAACTGGCGTACAGGGTGCCGGCCTGGGTGTCGAGTTCGATGTAGGCGGGCTGCGGCTTGGTCTCGCCGTCGTAGTGACGGAACAGTTCGGTGGCGTTGGTGCACGGGATGATGCGGACCATGGCGGGTCCCCTTTCCAGGGTAAGTCTCGGGTAGGTGGGTGCAGGCTCAGAGGGCGGCGACGGCGGCGCGGACGGCGGCGAAGATGCGGGCGGCGATCTCTTCGCGGTCGAGGCTGCGCGGGTTGCCCCAGCCCCACTTGATGTAGACCTTGCCGTCGGCGACGTTGAAGTAGACCTTGTCGACGGCGGTGGCGAGCCGGCCGCCTTCGGCGTTGGAGACCTTTTCGCCGTCGAGGGTGGCGTAGCTGATGCTGCCGGACTTGTAGTGGTCCAGCTCCAGGCCGGGGACGGTCTCGAAGTCGTTGAGGTAGATGCGGTCGTGGCCGTTCTTCTGCCAGCGGCGTCCGCCGATCGCGGTCATCGTCTCGACGGAGTAGACGACCTTTCGGGCGGGGCGCTTCATCTGGCCGATGGCGATGCGGGCGGCGAGGGAGGCGGTGTCGATGACCCAGCGGCCGGCGGTCTTGGTGGCGGCGACGGCGCCGCGGCGGCACCAGGTGCGGACGGTGGCGACGGTGACGTTGGCCTGAGCTGCGGCGAGAGCGGTGTTCATGATGATCTCCGAGTGACTTACGGAGTGGGCTGGGGCTGATCCCCTGCCTCACGCGAACAACGTACACCCTAAATTAGGGTGCGAGCAAGCCCGTTGCTGAAAGTCGCCGCCTGAACACTCAACAGGTGCTGCCGGGGGGCCTGTTGCATCGACCTCGTGACCCCGGCCACACCCCGCCCAACTCGCTTGCCGTACTCGTCAGTACACCCCGACGCTGCTGCCTCAGCCCGGTTTGAACCTCTGGGGGCCATTGATGATCGTCTGCCCGTCATCGAAGTGCGGTTCGCCGAATGTTGCGGATCTGCCGCACTACTGGGCGAGTCTCCCGTCGGAGTCGCCGTTGAAGGCGCAGTACGCGCCGCCGGAAGCCGCCCAGGCCTCGTACTGGGCCGCGCTGGCCGCGGTCGTCGTCGGGGTACTGGTGGCCGTCGGGGGCGGGGTGCTGGTCGGCCTGCTGATTGCGGCCGGCGGCCTGCTGTGGGGCGTCGTCGTCTACAAGGTGGTCGAGGCGTCGCTCGCGGAGCGGGCGGCCTGGGAGTCGTCCCGGGTGTGCCTCGCCTGCACGGGCCGGTTCTGACACACGGAACGCCCCCGCAGCCTGCTGGCTGCGGGGGCGTTGCGCTATCCGAGGTAGTTGATCTGCAGGACGGTGACTGTCTTCAGCGTTTCCCCGACCAGCAGGACTGCGAGGGCCTGGTCGGTGACGATCATCCGGACGATTCCGTCGTCTTCGCCGTAGGGCTGGCTGGCGGCGATTGGGTCGTGGCAGGCCTCGGCTAACGCGAGGGTGAGGGATTCGCTGGCTGCGGCTGGCATCGCTTCGTGCACGGCTTCGGCAGCGGGGTCGTACTTGAGGCGATACATACCTCTCCTCGTCATCCAAACGGTCACGGCACCGGCGGTAGCCGGGAGAGGTCGGCCGTGTCGTTAGAGTAGCAGCGCGGCAACCGTGTGTGTCCGCTGTTCGGGTCAGGCGGCGCCGCGGGTGCGGATGCGGTCGGCATCAGCCTGAACGCGCTCTGTGGCGTCGTTCCAGTCGGCGGTGGGGTCGTCTCCGCGGGCTTGAGCGGCGGCGATCTCGCGGCCCCGTTCGACCGCAGTCTGCGTGTCCTTGGCGATGCGTTCCCAGCGGGCGAAGACCTGCAGCAGTTGGTGGGCCGGCGCGCGGTTGATCTCGCCGAGGAAGCGCTGGGCGAGTGCGGGGTTGCCGAGGGCGTCACGGATCCGTTCGATGGTCCATGGCTGATCGCTCATCCCGGCCTCCCAAGCTTTAGCCCGCTTAAGTTCAGGCTAGCGTTTATTCGAGACCTCAATCCACGAATCGCTGTCCGCGAGCCTCGCCCGGGAGTTTCGGGCGAGGGCTTCGCGTCAGAGGGTCCGCGTCGAGTCGTACCGCTCGGAGCTCACGTCGCCTGGTGTTGGCTGACGTCGAGTGCTTCCTCGATGAGTGCGGTGTCGATGGAGACGCTGTGTTCGTCGGCGAGCCGGCGGACGCGTTCGACGGTGGCGCGGGCTTGGTCGCGTTCGCGGCCTGCTTCGTTCATGAGCTGGATGGCGCGGACGGCGGTCCAGGTGGTGGTGTCGGTGCCGACGGGTATCGGGCCGAGGATTTCGGTGAGGACGGCTCGGGCGACGGCGCGACGGACGGACATCGGCAGCCACTCCCCCGCGGCGCGGAGTGCGGGTTGGACGGCGTTGAAGGCGCGCGCTTCGAGCTGCGTCCAGACGGCGGGGGTGCTGGCGGGTTCGGTCGCTTGGGTCGCTACCTGGTCGGCGGCGAGCTGCCGCCCGCAGCGCGCACCCTTCAGCCACTCCCGCACGTCCGCGGTGGTGACCGGGCGCTGTTCCCGCTCGGCGATGGCGCAGCACTCGGCGACGAACGCGAGGGCGTCCTGCGCCTGGTAGAGCTGGAAGTCGAGGTCGTCGGCCAGATCGCGGGCTTCCTCGGCAGTCAGTTCGGTGGTGTCGTCGGTCATGCGGCTCTCCGGGTGGGTTCGTTGAGGTCGAGTTCGTCGAAGCGGATGATGTGGCGGTGGAGGGCGATGACGGCGGCGTGGGTGCGGGAACGGGCGCCGAGCCGGACGCATGCTTCCTTCAACCGCAGGTGGACGGCTCGCTCGGTGGTGCCGAGGCGGGTGGCTATCTGCCGGCTGGTGTAGCCGGACGCGGCCAAGCGGAGCGCGGCGAGCTGACCGGGGCTGAGGGGTTGGCCTTCGACGCCGGGGTTCCTCACGACGTGCTCCTCTGCCGGTTGGGTGCCTGGAGTCGGCCTTCGCGCACGGCTTTCTGCCGGAGGGCTTCTTCGATGACGCGGGCGGGGATCATGCCGGGGAAGCAGTCACGGAGGAGTTCCTCGGCGCGGGCGCTGATGTATTTGCGGCTGGTCGACGGCCTCCGCGGGATACTCGCGCCGGGATTCGCTTGGGTCACGACAGCGGGCCTTTCGGGTGGGGCCGCCGCCCCAGCACGGGGCGGCGGCGGGCGGTGTCAGGGTCGGGTGATGTGGAGGCGGCGCCTGCCGCCGCCGGGCTGCTGGTCGGGCACGACGTGGTAGCCGGCCGTCTGCAGTGCGAGCCGGTACCGCTCGAGGGCGTCGGCTTCGCCGGGGCCGTCGTGGAAGACGTTGACCTGGCGGCGGCCCGCCTGGGCGACTCGGTAGCCGGGCGCCCATCCGGTCTCGGGGTCGAACTCGGACGGCTCGTAGCCGTTGTAGGCGAGGACGGCGTCGACGGACGCGGCGCGGATGACGCGGGGCATCAGGCGGCCGTCCTGTCCTGGCGGGCGCGGCGGTCGATCGCCCCGATCCACGCGACGGCAACAGCGGCGACCTGGACCAGCTCGGCGCGCAGCCGGGCCGGGTCTTGTTCGGCGAACGCCTCGTAGACCTCCTCCGCGAGGATGTCCCGGTACGTGTCCTCCCCCGGCCCGTTGGCCTTGCAGATGGCCTTGTACGCCTCGGCGAACGAGATGTCGCCGGGGCGGCCTGTGCCGTCGGGGTGGTTCTGCTCGCCCCAGCGGGCGTCCTGGCGGGCGCGTTCGGCGGCGACCTCGTCGAGGATCTTCCGGTCGATCATCGGTTCCCTTTCGCTAGAGGTAGTGGCTGGTGGGGATGTCGGCGGCGCGGCGGAGTGCGGCGGTTGTGATGCCCTGCCGGTCGAGGTCTTCGAGTTCGACCTCCCGCGCGTCGAACGGGGTGGGCGGATCTGGGTCGCGGAGATCCGGCGCGGGGTGCTCGACGGTCATGCCGTCCACCGCCGCACCGGAATGCCGGCCTTTTCGGCGAGGGCTGCGGTGTGGGTGGCGCCGCGGGAGTTGCCGCGGATGAACGCCAAACAGACGTCGGCGCCGAGGTCGACCATGAGCGTGTTGCGGATGATCCCGGCGCGGCTGCTGTGGCTGCCCCAGTCCGCTGGGTGCGGTTCCTCGGTGACGGGCCGGCGGCCTGTTGCTGCGGCGGCTCGGGCCCAGCGGGCGGCGTGGGCGTCGGCGCCGTGCGGGCATGCCCCGTGTACGACCGTGACCGGCATGCGGTCGGGTGCGGCGAGGGCTGTCTCGGCGAGGGCCTGCCATACAGCGCATTCGTCGTCCCAGATGCGGCTGCCGGTGACGAGGATCCGGTACGCCCTGGCGGTCACGGCTGGTCGCTTCCGTTGATGGCGCGGGCGACGGCGAGGGCGTGACGCCCGACGATGGTCTGTCCTTCCGGGGTGGAGGCGCAGGCGAGGCGGCGGGCTTCGGCGCGGAGCCAGCGGGCGAGTTCGAGGGCGGCCTTGGGTGGGAGGGCTCCGGCGAGGTCGCCCGAGGCTCCGCCCATGCCGTTGGTGAGGCCGTCGTGCCAGGCAGTGGCAGGGTTGTAGCAGGCCCAGTAGTCGTTGGTGGTGAGGTCGCGCTCGGCGGCTTCGGCGAGCGGGGTCAGCTTGTCGGCTGCGGCGGCGAGTTCGTCGGCGGGTGTCATGGTGCTCCTGTGGGTGCGGTTGCGGGTTGGAGGCTCTGTGCGCCTCTGTGAGGCTCTGGGGCGGGGTTCGACGGGCTTGGAGTCGTCGGGGTGCGTGTGGGGCGCTGTGGCGGGCGTACAGCGCCCCACACGCGGGTCACACGGACGAGCGGCCGGTCACTGCTGCGGGGTGGTTCCGTCGGGCGGTGGTGCAGTCCGGGCACACGTCCCGAAGCCGGCCGGGAACGCGCCGGGTGGTCCAGCCCTGCTCCCGTCCGTCGGCGCGTACCTGCCGGGCCGTCCTCGAAGCGAAGCCGGCGCGGACGGCGGCGCTGTCCGGGCAGTCGGTCTGCTCGTCAGGGCCGTCGCAGGAGACCTCAACGCCGATCGGAGTAGCGGTCACGGCTACGCCTCACACTCGTGGTCGTCGGGGGCGAAGGGGTGGCCGTTCTCGTCGTGGAGGACGAGGCCGTCGTCCTCGTCGTACCAGCCGTCTCCGGTGGCGCCGCAGTTGCCGCATTCCCAGGTTCCGGCGAGGCTGATGCCGGTGAAGCCGTTGCTCATCGCTGCGCCCCGTCCTGCCGCGCCCCGGCAGTGGCGTCGGGCGTGCAGAGGCGGCACGGCGCGGCCTTGCGGCAGCCCGGCAAGTGCGGCTGCTCAGTCCAGCGGCGGACGGTCGCCAGCTCCGGGCGTATCCCGTTGGCGATCAGGTGGTCCCGGGCGAAGTCGGCGTCCTCTCGGTCGAAGGGGCCGATCTCGACGCTGCCGCCGATGATGAGCGTGGTGAGGTGCCGGAGGCGTCCGCTGCGGTGGAACTGAGCGGCGCTGGCGGTCCACCACTCGGTGGGGCTGCCGCCGATGCTGTAGAGGCGTGCCTCGTCTACGACGACGCCCCACTTCTCAGGGGCGGGCGGTGTCCCGGCGATGTCGAGAGCTAGTTGTGAGGAGGCCATGGTCACGCCTCCCCGTCCTGCCGCGCCCCGGCGGCGGGCTCGTCGTCGGCAGGGTCCCAGGTCGCCAGCGGGTCACGGTCGGTCGTGGCCCAGACGAAGGTCGGGCACGGGTGGGGGTGGCCGCATTCGCTGCAACCGCCGTCCGTCAGGCCGCCGCCACCGATGTACTTGCTGTGCGCCTCAGCGATGCGGGCGAGGCGCCCGGCCGGGTCGTCGGGCAACACGACGCGGGTGGCACCACCGTGTCCGTGGACTGCACGGATCGAGGCGATGCCCTTCGGGTGCGGGGTGGTGGTCGGCCACTGGCCGAGCCAGTGGATGACGGCCTCGCCGTCGCTGAAGATCGCACCTTCGGCGACCTTTCCGGTGCCGGAGACGCCGGATACGTCGGTGTCGCGGTGAAGTTCGAACGGGATGAGTTTGTTAGCCACGGTGTCAGCCCTTTTTCTCGGTCTCGGCGGCCGGTGTCTCGTCGGCCAGGCGGCGCAGCCGGTCGGCGATCTCGCAGTGGCAGACGTCGGTGGCGGGCTCGACGCATCCGTGGTCGGGGCAGTGCTCAATGATCCACTCAGCCTCGGCGCGCACGGCGGCCTGGTCGGTGGTCGGCTTGGTGACGATGCGGCGGAGCTCGGCGAGCGCGTCCTCCTCCTCGTCGGTGAAGTCGCTGCCGTCTGTGGCGATCTCGTCGTCCGCCAGGTCGAGGGCGTACTCCAGCATCCGCCGCTCGGTCTCGCTCAACGCGGCGGCCTGGTCGACGGGCGCGGGCAGCACAGGCAGGACCACGTCGGCGAGAGCGAGGCAGTCGCTGCCGTGCTCGTCGTGAGTGCAGCCCGGCAGCTGCGCGTGGAGCGCTTCGGCGACCACCTTGCGGAGCGCGGTCTGATCGGTGGCGGGCTTTGAGTCGACTTTGGGAGTGCTCTGCCCGTGAAGGCCAGCCTCAAAGGCCGACAGTGCGGCGGTCTGGTCGGTGGCGGGTGCCTGCACGGCAGACGCGTCGGCGCAGCGGATCGCGGTCCGGCTCTCCACCGCGGTCTCCAGGTCAGCGATCAGGGACCGCACATGGTCGGCCTCCCAAGCCGGCAGTCGGATCAGGGATTCGTGCACAGCGTTGCGGGCCTCCGTCACCAGTGCATCGGCGGCGGTCTCGGTCGGGTCGGTCACGGGTCGTCTCCAGGTCGGTGGGTAGGGTGCGGGCTGCGGCCGGGGCGGATAACCGCCTTCGGTTCGGTGCGGGGTTACCGGCTGGCGGGTGCGAGCCGGGTCATGCGGGGCGTTTCGACACCAACCGGTCCCCCAGGTCACGGGGGTGCCGGCGGGTGGTGGGTAGGGTTCGGGGCAGACCCGGACGCGGTTCGTCGCGGCATTCACGGGGTGGTGGCCTTCTCGGTCTGGAACTCGATGACGACCGCCTCGTCGCGGACGTGGAAGCGGAGCGCGTCGTCGTGGAGCGGCTGCTCCCGGTCGATGCCGTGGTGTTCCCGGTAGGCCAGCTCGGCGACTGCCCATGCCTTGCCGATCTCCGCTGCGGCAGCGCCCCACGGTTCGGTGGCGGGGACGATCCAGCGGCGGATCTTGCGGGTGACCGTCTCGGTCGTGAAGTCAGCCACGGCCGGTCTCCTCGCCGTCGACGAGCGTGAGCCGGGCCGGGCAGAACTGGGCCCCCGCGCTGAGTCCCGTCTCGCCGCCGCTCAGGTCCAGCCACATGAACTGGCCGACAGTCAGTTGGAGGTCGGTCTGGAAGAAGCAGTCGGATAGTTCGGGGCGGCCCAGCTCGGCGAGCATCGGCCGCAGGTGCGGGATCGCGTGCTCGGCGACCCGCCGGTGCGCGGCGTTGCGATCGGCGAAGTCGACCGTGATCGGCGGGACCGGCCAGGCGGGGCCGAACTCGACGCGGTAGGTGGTCATCAGAGGGACTCCAAAGTGGGCTGGAAGGGCTTGAGCGGGATCTCGGTCTGTCCGGGGATGGGTTGGGCTGGCGGGTCGGTGGCGCGGATGCTGGTCGGCCGGCGGCTGGGGGCGAGGCGGCGGGCGCAGACGGGGCCCAGGCCCGTGGGAGACGGGCGGACCAGACGCCGGCCACACGCCGCACAGCGGGCCATCACGCAGCCTCCGCGGCCGGCTGCGCGGCGGGCATCGGGATGCCGGTCGCCACGGACACGACGTGCGCGGCCAGCAGCGGCGGCACAGCGTTCCCCACCTGCTCGAACTGCTTCGTCTTGGTGCCCTGGAACGGGTAGTCGGGGTGGAACGACTGGAGAACGGCGGCCTCCGCGACGGTGATGCGGACGGTGTCGGGGCTGGCGAACTGGGACTCGCCGCCTGCGTCTCGGTTGCGGTGTCCGGGCGGGGCGATCCGGTTGGTGGCGCACACCGTGGTGGCTGGCCTGTCGAGGGCCCAGCTCCAGCGGTGGGCCTCGCCGGTGAAGGTGGGGGCGGGCTGGTCGATGCTGCGGTTCTCGCGGGGGCCCTCCTTCGCGATCCAGGTGTCGGAGTCGCGGCGGGATCGCAGCATCCACGAACGGGTTTTCTCGGTAAGCGCCCAAGACGGCCCGTCGGCGGGGAACTCGTTGCCGCCCGGCGTCTTCCGCTCGCCGCGGGTGTTCACTGTGAGCCCCGACGTCCAGCCGAGCGCCTCCGCCATGGACACCCACGACTCCAGGCGCGTCCCGAACAGGTCGTCCGCAGGGTCCTTGGCGTGTGTCGGATCCGGGGCGGTCACGCGGCGGACGCGGGAAGCGATCAGGATCGCCCGCTTCCGGGTCTGCGGGACCCCGTAGTCCGCGGCGTTGAGGATCCCCACCCAGGTGCTGTAGCCCCACTGCTGCAGGTACAGGGCGTACTGGCGCCACAGCGGCAGGACGTCGGGGACTTCCTCCATGCACACCCACTCCGGGCGCAGGTCGTACAGCCACCGCATCGGCTCCGCAGCGAGCAGGCTGCGCTCGTCCTTGCACGCGGCCCGCACCGTGGCGCGGCTGTCCCGGCCGTGGGCGAGGTCGTGCACGGTCTGAGTGACCAGCGGCTGGTCCTCCAGGCCGCCGCGCTTCCCGGCCCGCGACCAGGCCTGGCACGGCGGGGACGCGATCAGCCCGGCGATCCGGCCGGCGAACGGCGCCGTCGGGTACTGGGCGACGTCGCACTGGATGACCGGGTGCCCGGCGGCGTGCGCCGTTCTGCAGGCTGCGGTGTCCCACTCCAGGCCGACGTCGGTGAGGCCGAGGAGGCGCAGTCCCTCGGACCAGCCCCGCGGGCCGGCGAACAGGTCCACGATCATGCGGCGGCCCTCCGGTGTTCGGCGGGCAGGTCGGCGTCGCAGTAGAAGCCGATCGTCAGATGCAGGCCGTGGTCTTCGACGACCTTCCACACGGCGGTGTCGGCGCACGGGAGGCGGCCGTCCTGCTCGCGGTGGAAGTTGGTGGTGCAGTCCGCCAGGTCGGTGTAGTCGGGCAGCACCCAGCCGGTGGGCCGGTGGAAGACGCGGACGGTGGGCTTGCGACGGCTCATGCGGCGGTCCCTTCCTGCGGCCGGTGCACGGCGGGGTGGTTGGGGTTGCCGCCGCATCGGGCGCAGGTGCACACGTCCGGCGGCGGGGTCGGACCGGTCGCGGCGGTCACGCGGCGGCCTCGTCTTCCTCGGCTCCCCAGCCGCAGACCCAAGTGGTGCGGCAGTTGGGGCAGTGGTAGGTGGCGAGGACGGCGCCGGGCCCGGTAGGGACGACGACGGCCGGCGGTACGGCCTGGCTGTTCTCGGTGAGGCAGCGGTCGCAGGTGTCGAGGTATCGCACGGTGGATCTCCTTCCGGTCAGGTGTGGGCCATGTCGATGTGGTTCACGTCGCGCCTCGGCGCGCTCGCTTAGCGGCAGCTGTTCGGGCGTTGTTGCAGGTTCGGCAGTGCCGACGGCCGTCGAAGACGTAGGTGTTCGCCTCGTCGTAGGGGTGGCCTTGTGCGCAGTGCGTCTTGGTGCCGTTGATCGCCCAGCTCTTGCCACGGCGCGTGTTCTCGGATCCGGTGACGGGTTCGAGGTGTTCGACGTTGATGCAGCGACGGTGGGCGCACTCGTCGCCGCCCAGGCAGGTCGCATCCCGGTTGTGGCAGGTGTGGTCCAGATTCATGCCGTCGGGTATTGGGCCGACCGTGAGCTCATAGATCGCTCGGTGGGCCAGCTTCAGAACTCCGTCGACTCTGATCTGCCCATAGCCACGCTTGCTGAGCGTGCCGACGTACAGTAGGCAACCGTTGGGGCCAGCGACGGTTCGGGACATGAGGCGCTCCAGAGGAACGCCATGAACGAGGGCCAGGTTGAACTCGCCAGCGCGCTTCAACTTCCGGCGCCAACGCCCGTAGCAGGTCTGGCATCGCTCGCGCGCATAGAACTTCGACGAGCCGCACTCGATACAGCGGCGCTCGCTGGCGCCCTGAGCGGCGCTCACGACGCCGCCATGTCAACAAAACGGGCGTAATGCCCTTGGAAGGCGACGGTGATCGTCGCGGTGGGCCCGTTGCGATGCTTGGCAACGATCAGGTCGGCCTCGCCGGCCCGCGGGGAGTCCTTCTCGTAGGCGTCCTCGCGGTGCAGGAGGATCACGATGTCCGCGTCCTGCTCGAGCGACCCGGACTCGCGCAGGTCGGAAACCATCGGCTTCTTGTCCTGCCGCTGTTCAGGGCCGCGGTTGAGCTGGGAGAGAGCGACGATGGGAACTCCCAGGTCCATGGCGAGGGTCTTGAGGCCACGGCTGATCCGGGACACTTCCTGCTGCCGGTTGTCGCCGCGGCCGGTGGACTCGCCGCCCATGAGCTGCAGGTAGTCGATGACGACGAGGCCGAGGCCGTGCTTGCGCTGGACGCGCCGGCAATGCGAGCGGATCTTGGCGAGGGTGACGCCGGTGTCGGCGACGATGTGCAGCGGCGACGCCTGCATGTCCTTCCCGGCCTCGATCAGCTTCATGACCGCGGCGTCGTCCACGGGCCCCTTGCACTTCATCCAGTGCAGCGGGTAGCGGGCCTGAGCGGACAGGAACCGCTTCTCGAGTTCCTTGCGGCCCATCTCCAGGGAGAAGAACACGGTGGGGATGTCGTTGCGGATCGCGGTGTGGCGGGCGAAGTCCCCGGCGAGGACCGACTTGCCCATGGCGGGCCGGGCGGCGACGAGGATGAACTGGCCGGGCTGCAGGCCACCGGTGAGGGAGTCGAAGTCGGCGAAGCCGGTGAGGAGGCCCTCCTTGGGCCCGTTCTCGCGGATGTCGACGACTTCAGCGACGGTGTCCATGATGTCGACGCCGATCGACAGGTCGTCGGCGCCCATGTCGGTGAGGCCGGCGAGTCCTTCGAGGGTGTCGAAGGCGTCCTGGACGATCTCGTCGGCGTCACGGTCGCGGCTGTAGACGCTGCGTGTCATGCCGTTCGCGGCGTCCAGCACCTGCCGGAGGACTGCCTTCTCGCGGACGATCTCGGCGTGGGCCTCTGCGTGGGCGACGGTGGGCACCGCCGTGACGAGGTCGAACAGGTACGTGCGGTCTCCGCAGCGCTTGAGGTCGCCGTCCTTTTCGAGCCGGTTGCCGAGGGCGATGGGGTCGTGCGCTTCGCCCTTGGCGTGGAGGTCGACGAGCGTCTCGTAGATCGTTTCGTGGGCGGGGCGGTAGAAGTCGGTGGGCTTGAGGATCTGGACGACTTCTTCGGCGGCCCGCCCCGACAGGATCATCGAGCCGAGGACGGCCATTTCGGCGGCGAGGTCGAACGGCGGTGCCAGGGCGGGCCGGTCGTCGATGGGCGGCTCGTCGTGGTCGTGGGTCACGCGGGGGTCCTCCTGTAGTCGGTTCCGGTGAACTTCGCGGCGGTCGAGCCGCCGTCGGCGAAGCGGGACATGGTGCGCGGGCCGAGCGGCTCGAGCGTCGGCAGGTTGGTGGAGATCAACGTGGGCAGCTGGTTCTGCCAGCGGGTGTCGATCAGTTGGGCGACCGCGTCGACGGTCCACGGGTACAGCTGGGTGGCGCCCAGGTCGTCGAGAGCCAGCAGCGGCGCCTCGGCCCAGGTGCGGAGCTTTTCCCGGTCGACGGGCCGGTCAGCGGCGGCTTTGAACTCGAAGTCGGAAACGAGGTAGTAGCGGCCGAACCAGCCGCGGCGGATGAGCAGTTCGCCGATCTTCCACAGGTGCCAGGTCTTGCCGGTGCCGGGCTCCCCGAGAAGCAGCAGCGAGGCGTGGGAGCCGGCGAGGTAGCGGTCGATCCATTCGCGGACGTCGGGTCGGACGATGCCGTCGGCGGCGAATGCTTTGGGCCGGCGGGCGAGGTAGCGGTCGAGGGCCTGGGAGCGGATCTCGGCGCGAGCTGCGGCCTGTTCGGCGTCGTGGCGGGCTCGCCGCTCATCAGGTGTCGTCATCAGAAAGGCCTCGCGTTCTCGTAGTCCTCTTTGGTGGGTACGGGTGCTGCGGCGCCAGTGGCGGGGTGGGGGCGGTTCGGGCCGGTCCAGCCGTCGGGAACAGCGCGGAGTTGGGGTCGGCTGGCGCCCGGAGCGGGTTTCGGCGGGAGTTCGCGCCAGCCCTTGAGGAAGTAGTTCGCCGACTCCACGTCGGTGCGGGCGGCGGCTTTGAGGGCGTGGTCGACCATGGCGGGGACGCCGCTCTTGGAGATCATCGCCAGGATGGGGAACCACCCATTGCCCTCGAAGGGCCAGCGGACGTAGACGCCGGCTGCGGTGATGCCGTCGACGAGCGGGCGCGCGGCTTCCGGGATGCCGTACTCGTCGGGCTGCTGCGACCTCTCCTGCTTGCTAGCTAGAGGGGTAGTAGTTGAGGGGTTAAGAGGGGTAGGGGTCCCGGATTCCGGGACACTGACGTCCCGGATTTCCTGACACTGAGACGGCTCAGTGTCCCGGTTTTCGGGACTCTGATGGTTCGGTTCAGTGTCAGGAGTTCTGGGACTCTGAGGCCTGTCAGTGTCGGGGGTTCCGGGACGCTGAGGGGGGGCGTCAGTGTCCCGGTTTCCCTGACACTGAACTCCAGGAAACTTGGCGATCTTGTACTTGGCGGCTCCGTTCTTCTGGCCGGCCGCCAGCTTTTCGAGTGCGCCCTTGACGGTCAGCGACTTGAGGACGGCGTACAGCTGCGACCGGCTGAGCTTGGCCCCGCGGAGCACCTCGGGTCGCTCGACGCTGTGCCACGTAACGCGGGTCTCGTCGTTGGCGTCCTCGGCCAGGACGACAAGGAGGAGCTTCTCCCGGTGCGTCAGGGTCTCAGGGGCGCCCTGGAGCACCTCGACCATCAGGCGGATTCCCACGAATGTCTTCTCTCGGTCGCAATTAATCGAAGGGTTGGGCTTGTTGGCAGCGCCGCTCCTTCACTGCCATACTACTTTAAAGATTGGAAAGAATGGAAGGGATCACCATGGCTTACACTCTGGACATGGCGTCTGATCTGGAGCCCCGCATCGCCGAGGACGGAATCCAGGACGTGCCGCTCACCAGGGCGCGCGCGCTCCTGACCCGACTCATCGAGCAAGTCCGTGAAGACGGGCTGGTCAGCGCGCTTACGGTCCGCGGAAGGCGTCGGGCCTACCTCGTCACCCCAGCCCAGTACGAGACCGCTCAGTCGGACCGACGCATGGTCGAGGCGTTCCACTTCGTCGCTGGTCAGCGGCCCCAACCCGAGACCACGCAGCAGTTCCTCGAGCAGATGGCCCGCAAGCTCATGGAGATCGAGGACCGAGATGCGGCTGCGGCCAGGCGCTTCGCTGACTACGAACCCGACTGACATCTCCCCTCCTCTCCTCCGGGGCCCCGCCGTGTGGCGGGGCCTTTGTCGTGTGATCAGGCCGGGTGCTGGCTGGTGCCGTGCTGCTGCATGGCTGCCTGCACGTCGTCGTGCGGCGGGAACAGGCAGTCGTAGACCTTGACCAGCCCCGTTTCCTGCGGCGTCTCTCGGCAGGTCGTGCAGATGAGCGCAACGGATTGCGGGCTGGCAGCGACGAATCGGTAGCGGTCGAGGTCGCCGTTCACGCGGCCTCCTCGATTTGCTGGCGCCGGCGGCGTTGGCGGCTGGTTTTGCCGGCCCACATGCCGTCGACGGGGATGCCTTGCCGGGCTAGCTGGTCGGCGTGGGCTTCGCAGGCGGCGAGGACGGGGCATTGCTGGCAGATGCGGCGTGCTTCGGCGTAGCCGCCGCCTTTGGGGACGTCGGTCCACAGGTGGGGGCCGATCTGTGCACAGAGGGCCTGGTCGAGCCAGGACCGGCCGGCGCTCACGCGGCGACCTCGATGGCGTACTCGGGGTGGTCGCGGAAGGCGTGTTCGACGTAGGACTTGGAGACGCCGAGGCGCTTGGCGGCTGTCTCCCGGTCGGCGCCGGTGGTGCGGATGATCCAGTTGGCTTCCTGGGCGACGATCTCCCGGCGGGTGACGCCGTACTCGGGGATGAAGTGAAGGTCGTCGAGGTCTTCGGCGTGCTGGTCCCAGTAGCGGGGGTCGGGCCAGCGGTTCGCCGTGGCGCGTTCGCGGGTTCGGTGGGCGTGGCCGGCGTAGACGCCGTTGTTTTCGGGCTTGAGGTGGCGCAGCTCGTCGTAGGTGGCAGCGATCTTCTCGGCGTGGCTTTGCAGGATGACGGCGTTGGGGCGGAGTTCGATGGCCCAGCGCGTGGACACTCCGGCGTGGGCGGCGACTTTGCGTTTGGGCCAGCCGATGGCGGCGAGGGCTTGGATGCGGCGGATTGTGCCGATGGTGGTGAGGGGCCGGACTGCGAGGATCTTCGCGGCGGTTTCGGGGGTGGTGTTTCGCTGGCGTCCGCGGCGGTTGGCGGGCCGGGGGCGAAGGAAGTTGGAGACGGTGGTGTGGGCGACGCCGGCCAGCTGGGCGATTCGGGTGACGCTGAGGCCGGCTTCTTGCAGGTCGAGGATGTGTTGGCGGATGGGTTCGGCGTCGATGAGGAGGCGGGCGGGTGGGGTGAGACCTGCCCGGATGGCGCGGCGTCGGGCGTTGAAGCGGTCCCGGCATTCAGGGCGCTTGCATCCGAAGTCTTTGATGCAGACGGTGTTGCGGTGGTGGGGGGCTTCACGGACGGCGGTGGTCACGGCTTCTCCTTCCGCTGGTCGCGGCGGCCGGGTCGGATGGTGTGGGCGGCGGTGGTCACGCGGCGGCCCTTCGTGCTGCGGCGGTGCCTTTCCAGGTGCGGACTCCGCTGTGGTGGGCGGTGGGCCGGTTGGTCATGGCCCAGCCGGCGGTGCGGACGTAGCCCTCGTCGCGCAGCAGCGTCATGAGCCGGCCCCAGTGGGCTTGCGGGTTGGGCGGGTCGGGCAGCTGGTGGGCGTCGGCGATCTCGAAGCAGGTGAAGGTGCGCCCGGATGCGGCGGCGGCTATGAAGACGGGCCACACTTCGGCGAGCCAGGTCTCGTAGTCCTCGGCCTGCCGCTGCGTCTTCGTCTTCCGCGGTTCGGGGACGCTGCCGTCGAGCGCGGGCTGCACCGTGGCGGTCATGAGGCGGTCTCCTTGTTCGCGAGGTCGAGGAGGACGTCGGCGTGGCAGGACAGGGATTCGGCGCACCAGCACATGAGGTCCCGGCCGCGGAGTTCGACGCAGGCTCGTTCGATGAGGCGGGGAAGGTCGTAGACCCAGCACTCGAAGAGTTCGACGGCGAGGCGGTGGGCGTCGCGCTGGTCGTTGGCGAGGACGAGGTCGTTGAGGCCGAGGGGGCGGTGCTGGTCGCGGTGGCCTGCCCACTGGACTGCCCAGCCGCTGCCGGTGGTGAGGTGGACGACGGCCCAGGGGTTCCCGAAGCGGGTGCCGCGGCCGACGTAGACGGGTTTGCGGCCTTGCGGGTCGAGTGGTGCGGTCCATCCGCGGGTGCGGCGGCGCTGGATACGGGCCGGGCTCACCAGGCCACCCCCGTGTCCTGCCGGAGGGCGGCGTTGACGGTCTCCTCGCTGGGCGTCCAGAAGCCGAGCGCTCCCTTGGCGGGCACCGGCTCGGGCAGGGCGATCACGTCGGCGAGGGTCCAGTGGTAGGCGTTCTCGAATCCCCACGGTCCGCAGCAGGTGCCGTCGTCGGACCAGTGGCAGCCGGTGATCGTGGCGACGGCGACCACGGCGCCGTACACGCCGAGGTGCGGGCCGTACACCTGGGCGTCGCGGTCGAGCTGGGCACCGGCGTGGATGAGGATGCGGGCTCCCTCGTGCTTCGCGGGGAGGCGCCAGCTCCTGTTTTCCACGCGCTTCGACTGGTGAGCGATCGCGCCCGCCCACGGCTGCCTGATCGTCAGGGCCTTCACCGGCCGGCCTCCTCGATGGCGCCGTAATGGCCGAGTTCGGCGTCGGTCATGAGGCCGTGGGGGATGCGGCCGGTGCGGAGGATGTCGCGCAGGTCGGCGGCGGCTCGGCGGTAGGTGGCGGCACGCTCGTGCTGCTGCAGCTCGGTCGGGGTGGGCTCGTTGATGAGCAGGTCGTTGCCGAAGTCCGGGCCGGCCTCGGCCATCTGCTCCCACCGGTCGGCGAGCGTGGTAAGCGCGACACGCAAGTCGGCTTCCTTCGGGTGCATCGTTCGAACAGTCATGCCGTGATCTCCTTGGGTGAAGGGCCGGCCCGCACTGCCCGCGGGCCGGCTCCGGCGTGTGCGGGCTAGTCGACGAGTTCGCCCTCGATGGGGCTGTCGTCCTCGTCGGGGTGCGGGTTGGGGTGGGTCTGCGGGCCGGCGTTGATGACGGTGGGCCCGGCCTGTTCGGCGGCGACTTCCTGGGCGGCGCGGATCTGCTCCTTGCGCCACTCGGTGGAGGTGGGAACCCACGGCTCCAGGCGGTGGGCGACGGTCTTGAGGACCATCTGGTCGAACCACTTCACCCACGGCGAGCTGGCCCGGTCGCTGCCCTTGGACTCCGCGCGGACCTTGTCGATGTAGTTGCGGTTGATGACGACGACACGGGAGGGGGTGCCGTCCTGGAAAATGCCGTAGGAGAAGGCGCCCTTGACTTCGCCGCGGTCGGAAAACCAGTCAGCGCGGTGGAACGGCACTCGCTGCGGGCCTTCCCATCGGGGACCGTCCGGGTGGCGGTCGATGCTGCCGGGCTCCCACACGAACTCGTCGTTCTGGTACACGACTTCGGCGTGGACGACTTTGACGGCGCCAGACCGGTAGATGCGTTCGACGACTCCGCGGTAGCCCTCGATGCCCTGGACCTCGTTGCCGAACGGGACGAGGTAGAAGGACTTGGAGGCGGGTTCGTGGCCGAGGCGGGCGCATTCCTGCAGGGCGGTCATGAGGCTGCCGGGGTTACGGGTGGCGACCTGCAGGAGCTGGGCGTTGGAGCGGAGGGCGCCGTAGGCGAGGCGCATCCAGGTCTCGCCCTTGACGTGGGAGGGCAGGACGAGGGTGAGGTCTTCCTTGTGCTGCCGGACGATGGCCTCGGGGCCGTTGTCGCGGGTGGCGAGGGCGTTGCCGATCTGACTCATGCTGCTTCCTTGCTGGTCTTGTAGGGGTTGAGTGACTTGGTGGTGCCGTCAGGCTTGGCGATGCGGTAGGCAATGCGGCGGCCGTCAACGACTGCGCGCCGGCCGGTGCCGATCAGGTCGAGGACGACGCCCTTGGCGGCGGTGAGCTCGGCGGCGGCGGCCTTGGATGCGGCCTGCGCGTTCTCGTAGCGGGCGGCAGCCTCGGCGGCGATCTCGACGTCGACGTCTTCGAAGCTGTCGGGTTGGACGCGGATCGTCTTGTAGGTGTCGTCGGCGCCGTCGATCGGCGGACGCACGCCGTTGCGGACCTCGGTGAGGAACTGCTCTGCGGCGTCGCGGAGGATCTTCGCTTCGGTCTCGTCGTAGTCGACGGTGTATTCGCGGTAGTCGTGGCCGGAGATGAGGACGCCGAAGCGGGTGCGGCGCAGCCCGAGTGTGTCCATCTGCCAGATGACCTGGCAGCGGTACCAGATCGGCACCCCGTCCTCGGCGCCGGACGGGCCCCACTCGTCACCCATCGGGGAGGTTTTGACCTCCAGCAGTTCCTCGGCCTGCTCCGGCACGTCGAACGGGTCGGCAGGCCGTGCGTAGATGAGCCGGTCGGGGGTGGCGCGCTGCCACTCGCGTTCGCGGTGCTTCCATGTGCCGGCGGGGGCTGCGATGTAGCCGGGGTGCTCGTCCTGCCACTTCAGGGCGACGGCGTCCTCGAGCCGGTTTCCCCACTCGATGGCGGGGGTCATCTCGAAGGGGGCGGCGCGCAGTCCGGCCTTCTTGTGCCAGAGGGTGAAACGGCTCATCCACGGGGAGAGGCCGACGACTGCGGCGATCTCGGTGGCGGTGATGCAGAGCCCGGCGCGGGCCTCCTCCCAGGCGTCGGTGCCGGGGGTGAGGTGCCCGATCAGAACCCCGTCGGGGACTGTTAGCGCGGTCACTGCTGACCGCCCGTCACCGCGTCGTAGACGTCCCTAGCCCAGATCGCGTCGCCGAGGGCAGTGTGGGCCACGCCTTCTCCGGGCGGCTCGACACCGACCGCGCGGGACAGGCCGCGGGAGGAGAACGGCAGGGAGGGCAGGTCGCCGGGGAAGGCGAAGTCTCCGCCGTAGGCGCCGCTGTCCCGCTGTCCGAACCGGTAGCCGGCTGCGAGGGTGGCGATGTCGACGGTGCGGTAGTGCCAGGGCTTGGGGTGCCAGTAGTAGCGGGTGAAGATGTTGGAGATCATGTCGGCGTCGAAGGCCGGGTTCGACCCGACGAGGACCGCGCCGTCGAGGAGCCGGTACAGGTCACGGGCGACGTCCTGCGGCTTGCCCCAGCTCCAGTCCTCCATCTTGACGCGCTCGTGGTAGCGGTTGATCTCCAGCGCCTTCGGGTCAGCGTGGGTGAGGTCGGGCTCCAGGTAGAACACGGCCTCCTGGTCGGCCTCCCCCGGCTTGCGGAGGATGACGGCGATCTCCCACGCGTCGTGCTGGAACGGGTCCAGGCCGGTCGTCTCTGTGTCGACGAACGCCACTGGCGGCGGATGATTTGTGCTGGTTTCGGTGGTCATGTGACTCCGTTCTGGGTGTGGCTGGTGGGGGCGGCCCGCACGACGGGTGAGGGCGGGCGGGCCGCCCTCGACTGCCGCGTCAGCCGCGGCTCGTGCGCGTTGGTCGCTACGTGAGCCGGACGGGCATGCACACGGCCTGGTAGGTGTCGGTAGCGGCCCCCGCGTCGTCAACGGGTCGGATCAACACCGGCTTGTTCGAGGTGGTGAACCAGACCTGCACCTGGCCGCTGATCGGGGCCAGCAGTGAGCCGAGGAAGCCGGGCCGGTAACCGGCCGTGAAACCATCCAGGTCGGTGATCTCGGCGTCGACGCGGGAAGCCCCCTTGGATCCGTCCGCGCCGCCCGCCACAGTCACCTGGTCGTGGCCGAAGGTGAGGGTGATGGCCTGCTCCTCCTTGTCGTTGACCAGCGCGGCCCGCTTCACCGCCTCCAAAAGCTCGCCCGCGCCGACCCGCATCCACCCCGAGGCAGCGGCGGGGTCGGGGAAGAACTGGCTGACGTCGGGGAACGGGGAGGCGATGGTGCGGCTGGTCACCGTCAGGGCGTCGTTGCTGAGGGCGGCGACAGTGAGGTCGCCGGTGAAGGAGATCCGCACCGGGCCGCCGGCCAGCTGCTTGGCGGTGGCCGCAAGGTTGGCTGCGGGGACCAGCAGGTCGCTGGAGGCGTCACCATCGGGGGTCCACGGGATGCGGTGCCGAACGATCCGGTACCGGTCCGAGGCGGACACGGTCAGGTGGTCGCCGTCGGCTGCGACGTGGACGCCGCGGAATCCCTCCAGCTTGCCTGCGGCCTCCTTGTCGGGCATGGATGCCTGAGCGGCGTGCACCACGCTGGCGGCCAGCAGGTCGCCGTCCACTGTTCCCGCCGCGGCGGGCGGCTCCGGGAGGGCCGGGTAGTCGCGGCGGTCCATCGTGGGCAGCGTGAATGTGGTGCCCGGCGCGGACAGGGTGAGTTCTCGTTCGTCGGCGACGATGTCGATGGGGCCGGGGGGCATGGCGGCGGTCACGTCGGCGAGCAGCCGACCCGAGACGAGGACGTGCCCGGTCTCCAGTACGTCGGCGGTGAGGATGGCTCGGGTGCTCGTCTCGTAGTCGAAGCCGGACAGGGTGATCGCGTCGCCGCTGGTTTCGAGCAGGAGCCCGGCGAGTACGGGCTGCAGGGGATTGTTGGGCAGTCGGCGGTGGGCGCGCTTGGCGGCTTCCGCCAGCGTCTTCTGGTCGATGCGCAGCTTCATCAGGCGGCCTCCGCCTGCGGCTCGCGCTCGGTCTCGTCGGCCGTGTCGTCGGTGACGCCCCAGCGTGATTCGGGCTGCGCGTAGCCTTCGGTCTGCAGGTCGTCCAGAGGAAACAGGTAGGGCTGGTCCATCTCGTCTCCGTGAGAGGCTGGTGTCGGGTCCCCGGGCGATTGAGGCGCTCGGGGGTTCGTGGTTTGGTCGCCGCCGTGCCGGCCCGTGGGCATCCGGCGCGGCGGCGGGCTAGTGGGTGGCCTGCGGGGAGTGGTGCAGGCTGCGGACGCGGCCGGTGGTGAACCGGGCTGTCAGGTCGCGGGCCGCGGCAACCGGTGCTTCCTCGGCCGCCGTCTCGGTCGTGTCGACGGTGGTGGTCATCGCATCTCCCGGCGGGCGCGGATGTGGTTGGCGATCGGCTCGCCGAACAGGAGCAGGAACGCGGCACCGGCGATGAGGAGCGCGTCGAGGAGGAAGGTCACGCCGCCTCCAGGACTCGCCGGTACACCGCGGCGGGGATCGGCGCCGGGACGGGGATGAGCGGGCCGACCGTGTAGTACACCTCGGTCAGCGGGACCTGGCCCGGCGTGCCCGGCGTCATCATCAGCGGCTCGCCCGACTCGGTGAGCTCGCCGGTCCACACCCACTCGACGCCGGTCACGTCGACGTGCGTCCGGGTCAGGTCGATGGCCGTGCCTTCGAGGAGGTACTCCATGTCACGCCACCTCCGGGAGGGCCGCGAGCTGCTCCTGGCGCTGGGTGAAGGCGGCGAGTTGGGCGACGGCTTCCTGCAGTTCGGCGAGCGTCTTGGTCGGCGAGTTCGACACGGTGATGGCGATGGACCGGCCGGGCTCGCCGATGACGAGGCGGGCGAGCTGCTTGCCGTCGATGCTGCGGCTGTACTCGGTGCGGATCGGGCCGTTGTTCAGGTCGACGGTGATTCCGCCGTAGATGTTCGCGCTCACGATGTCGCCTCCTTGGCGGTTTCGGTGAAGAGGTCGAGGAGGGGCAGGGCGGTGACCCCGAAGCCGGTCGGGCGGGAGTAGCCGGGTGCGGTGACCTCGGTCAGCCACTCCGTGCCGTCGGGCTCATCGAGGTCGGCCCGCCACAGCAGCTCCTGCGCCTCCGGGCCGCGGTGTTCGCGGCGGGCGAGGAACTCGGCGTGCTGGCGCGCCTGCCCGGCCGTCGTGTACGCGGCGACCGTCACCAGGCCGTCCAGCACCCGGAACGCGATCGGATTCGCCGACCGCTCCGCCAACTGCTGCTCCAGCTCGGCGATACGGTCCCGGTCCGCGTGGGCCTGCTCGTCCGCCCGTGACAGGGCCTCGTTCGTGGTGTGCCGCTCCGACTCCAACTCGGCGACGCGGTCCCTGAGCATGGCCTTCTCGTCAACCAGCTCACCTGCGCGTTTGACGAGCGCCTTCGTCGCGGACACCGCCGACCCGTAGATGCCGAAGCGGGCAACTTCAGCGGCAACTTCTCCCAGTTCCGCCTTGAGACGCTGGACCGTCGCTGCCAGCGCAGTGGCCGGACGCCATCCAGACGCGCGCAGATCCGCGATGTACCCGCGACGGACGCGCTCGCAGTCCTCGCAGTTGCGATCGCCGGGTTCATCTCCGCAGACGCCGCACATGGCACCCGCGTCGCTGAGCACCTGCACGGCGAGTTCGTCGTCGAGTGGCTGCGGCGGGTCTCCGACCGGCACCGGCAGCGCCGCCGGAGCAGCCACGACCTCCGCGGCCTGCGCCTTCTCCCACACGTCCTGCGCGACCGGGTCGACGTGGGTGAGGCAGATGTAAGAGCCCTCCCCCTCGACCCAGACGACGGGATCACCGCTGGCCGACACCTGGGCTGCGGTGCGCGTCTTCGTCACCAGCCGGCGGGCATCCGAGGCGTCCTCGGGGCGGAAGCCGGGATAGGCGAAAACGAGCGTGCCGACCGGGTACTTGGCGTTCCACTGCTCGGCGTTCACGCCGCCACCTCCGCCTGCTCGCGGGCGGCGTCGTACTGGCGGATCGCCCAGGACGCTGCGTGGCACTGGTAGACGAAGTGGTAGTTCAGCTTGTCGAGGTTCCAGTCGCCGACGTCGGAGAAAGCGAAGCCGCCGATCTCGCGCACCTTGACCTTGTGGTCGCCGGTCGGCCGATGCTGGTAGAACTCCCAGGTAACGGCCTCGTCGTAGGAGTCGTGATCCTTGTACGTGCCGCAGGTGCACTCGGCGCGGTACGCGACCCCGTGCTCGAAGTCGTAGACGAGCCGCATCGCCATGTCCTTGCTGTGCAGCCAGTCGCTGCCGAGGATCTGCTCACGGACCGCGGCCCGCAGACCGCGCGGAGCACCCTCCTTGACCGCGTCCGCCACCTCGGCCTTGACCTGGGCGACCAGACGCTCCCGGTCGTACTCGCGGACCGAGTCACGTCCGTTGACCAACTTCGACGCCCACCGGTCCGGCTCGACACGGATACCGCGCAGCCAGTCGAACATGTCCTCGGTGTCCTTGCCGAATCGCTCGAAGTGGTACGAGCCGTGCGAGCCCGCCACCAGCAGGTTGTACGGCCACGTCACCAGGATGATCCGGTTCCAGCCCTGCAGGGCCTTGAACTCGACGTGCCGGTAGAAGCCGTCTTCGCGGAGCTCGACCAGCTTGCCGTCCTTCACATCGCGGGCGACATGGGCAGCAATCTCGGAGTACTCGCTCATCCCGACACCTCCGGTGCGGTCGTGAGCGTCCAGATCTCCACGGGGATGCCAGCCACCTCGGCCGTCGCCACCGTGTAGAGCTGCGAGTTGGTCGGACTGTGCGGGCGAGTCGTCGCCTCCACGCCGAGCACGGCGGCGAGCTGCTGCACCCCGTCGGGGTCCTCGTGGAAGTTCACGTCCACGCTGGGCTCGTCGGGCTTGAAGGTGTGGCACGTGACCATGACCGACGTCGGCGGAACCGGAGACATGATGTGCACGTGCAGAGCCACCGAGTGCGCGGCCAACAGACTCTTCCTGCGCTGGGAGTCGCTCATGCCGACACCTCATCCTGGGTGCCGACGGCGTGCCGCAGACGCAGCTCGACCTCGAACAGCTGGGCGGCCTTGACGTGGTCCGGCTCCAGCGCCTGCATCTCCCGCAGCGCGGCGACGGCCTCGGAGACGGCGGTCCGCATGGCGGTCGCGTCGGCCTCCTGCCTCTTCCGGGCGGTCTCGGCCTCGTGCAGGGGGGTGAAAACCTGCGTGCCGTACTTCGTGGCGGTCTCGCACGGCCAGCCCGTGACGGTGCCCTCCTCCCAGCAGACCGCGCACAGCCAGGCGTTCGGCTTGCCGCAGTCGTCGAAGACGGGGACGTGGAAACGGGCCGGGAGCTGCCGGTTCTCCTCCAAGGAGAAACCGGCGAGGACCTCGTAGGGCGGGTGATCCGGGGCATGCAGGAGCGTGGCCCGCTGCTGGCACTCGCCGTGCTCAACCGGCTTCCCGGCCTCGGCGAGACTGCGGCAGGTGCCACACGCGGACGGGTCCGCGGCGGCGCTCTTCGCAGCGAGGAACGCCTCGCGGTTCTTGACCCAGAACGGGTCGAGTTCGGATGAGATACTGGGAGCCATGCGTGGCTCCCTCCTTTCGCTCTGGTGGGAGGGCTGATCGCATCGAGGTCGTCCCGTAGCCGCGGGGCGGCCTCTTTAGTTGCCGGACTAGGCGGCGACAGCGGCCGGCTTCTTGGAGAACGGCTTGACGGTGTGGCGCTCGACGAGCGCGAGGATCTGCGCGCCGGTGAGGTAGTTGTCGCGACCGTTGAAGACGTAGTCGATCTCCCGGCGGGAGATCATGTCGGCGAGGGTGCGGCCGGAGAACGGGGTCCACTGCGCCGCCTCATAGGGCGTGTAGTGGAAGAGAAGGCCCTCGGCGGTCTGCGGGGCGGGGAGGTTTTCGCGGATCTTCGGCGTCCGCGTCCTGGTGGCCCTGGGGGCGGTCACGGTCTCTCCTTGGGGTGATCGTCGTGGGTGATGGCGGTGTGGGGCACGCCGTACACCTCCGCGAGCTTGTGGATGTTGGCGTCGCTCAGACCGGCTTTGCCGTTCTCGACTTTGGACAGCTGGCCCTTGTCGATTCCGGTCAGCTCTTGGACTCGATCAAGGCTCAAGTTGCATGCCTTGCGAGCCGCTCGTATGGCGTAGGCGTGCGGTCTCACGCTTGAAAACTTAGCCGCCAGTTGAGCGTTAGGCAAGCGCCAGACGCACGCCAATGCTCGCCAACTAAGCGCCACCTCCGGGGCGTGCGCCCCGGACTGCCCGGTAAGCCCGGTGCGCCTCATGCAACCCAAAAGCTCTGTTTGAAAGCTCAACCGCAGGTCAAAAGGCCGAGACTCAGCTAGGGGGTTGAATGGAAGTAGTGCATCATGAGGGTCATGACGCCTGAGCGAGACTGGGAGAGCCTCGGCAAGGCCTATGCCGAAGCCCGCAAGGCCGCCAACCTGACGCAGACCGACGTGGCCGAGCAGCTCCAGGTCAGCCGCACGACCATCCAGGCCATCGAGCGGGGCGCGCTTCCCAAAGGCAGCCCTTTCACCAAGGTCACCGCCACCATGCGCGCCTACGCCCGCATCCTCGGCTGGACCGAAGCCTCACCCAGCCGCATCATCGACGGCGGCGAGCCCGAACCCGCCGACCCAACCGCCACGGCCGCCCCCGATGAGCCGCAGTCGGACCTTCCGCCGGCCATTGCCCACGAACTCCGCTCCGGCAAGCACCTCGACAGCACCGTCGTGCACCTCGGCCCTGAGAGCGACGACACGCGGATCATCGTCGTCCTGCGTGGCGCGGAGAGCCTGAGCGAGGACGAACTGGATGATCTCCTGACCAAGTGGCGCAAGACGCGCCGCCAACTTCAGGCACTGCCGGGCGAATCGGACACCCCGCAGGATTCATGACAGTTTTCGGCCCTGCATGGTCGACTGTGACTTAAAAGTGTGCTTCGATCAGCAGACCGTCACCGAGGGGGGGCACTGCTCGGATCGGGGATGTGCGTATGTGGGTCATGCACGTTGAGCGTGTAGAGAGCGACGAGTACATAGAACCCGAGATCATCGATCTCGAAGACGGCAGCGGATGCCTGTTCCGGCTGCACGAGAGCGACATCCACGAGGACGCCCCCAAGTACCTGTCCCAACTCCTCACCGATCAGGCCCAACGGTGGGCGCCCCGCCCGCCGGGCGCGCCCCTCGGGCCGGTCATCCAGGTCACCTGGCAGCGAACCACCGCCCTGATCGACCGGTTCGCCATCGGCGTCGAGGAAAGCCCTCTGGGCATCGTCTACGAATGCCACGTCGACCTCATCAGCCAGCGGGCCGCGGACTATCTCAGCCGACTGGACACGGCGAGATCGCCGTACTGGCAGCGTGTACCCGAGGGCTACCACGACGGCGAACACGGCGCCGAGTAGCTGACGCAAGGGGGCACGATGGCTCACGCCGAGAAGGTCTTCAAGGTCAAGAACGGCAAGAAGACCACCAAGTACACATGGCGATGCCGCTACAAGAAGCCCGACGGGTCCTGGGGAAGCGAGCCTGGCTTCCCCACGAAGACCCTGGCTAAGGAGTGGGGCGAGCAGCAGGAAGCCGCCATCCGCGAAGGCCGCTGGATCGACCCTGAACTGTCCCGTAAGAAGTTCGGGGACTTCGTCAAGGAGTGGATGGCTGCGCAGAAGCCCCGCGGCCGGACGGAGATGAACCGGTGGGAGCGCCTGGAGTCGCACATCCTGCCGCGCTGGCGGGACACCTCACTGATCGCGATCAACTGGTTCGAGGTCGAGGCGTGGGCGCGCACCCTCACCTGCGCGCGCAGCACGACCAAGGACTGCGTGCAGTTGATGAGCCGCATCATGAACGGTGCTGTCGACGCCCGGCATCTGCTCGTGAACCCGCTTGCCGGGCGTCGGCTCACCGGCCTGCCCGCGGACACGGCGAAGAAGAAGACGGACGAGGAGACGGTGGCCGAGCCGGAGGTCGTCCTCCAGCTCGGCCGCCGGCTGGGCCCGGTGTACGGGCTGCACGTCGTGACCGCGGCGTGGACGGGCCTGCGCTGGGAAGAACTCGTCGGCCTGCACCGGCGCAACGCCCTGCTGGAGCGGCGTCAGAAGCATGACGGGGCTGTGTTCACGTGCCCGATCATCCGGGTGGACGCGGAGGAGGGGGCGCTCGCCGAGTACTACAAGCGGGACGAGGACGGCAAGCGGCGCTGCTACCGGGCGCTGGAGCCTCCGAAGAACGAGAAGTCGGCGCGGGACGTGGACTTGCCGCCGTTCCTCGCGCAGCTGCTGGAGAAGCACTTGGCGGACTGGCCGCACGAGTTCGTGTTCACGACTAAGTCGGGCAAGTGGTGGTGGCGGAGCTACTGGTTCGAGGTGCTGCGGCCGGCCGCCGACGGGCGGGGCGAGCGCGAGAAGGGCCGTGGCCGGCCGCCGAGCCCGGCATGGGAGCCGATCATGCCGGGGCTGACGATGCGGGATCTGCGGCACACGCACGACACATGGCAGGAGCAGATCGACGTGCGGCCGGTGTTGGGGTACGAGCAGATGGGGCACAAGTATCCTGGCATCAAGGGCACGTACCGGCATCCGACGCCGCCGATGCGGATCGCCCGCCTGGAGGGTCTGCAGTCGCTGTACGAGCGGGCGATGGAGAACCTGGGCTGGGAGAGCATCTGGGATGGCTGATCCCCCAAATATCGCCTAAACGATCAGTTGGCGATCTTCGGGGATCATGGCTCGGGGGTTGCGTCGCTGGTCACGGCGCTGTCGGCGATCCGTTCATGGTGTCTGATCACTTCAGCGATGATGAAGTTCAGGAACTTCTCGGCGAAGGCCGGGTCCAGTTTGCGACCTGCGGTTCAAGTCTGGTCTTCGCAGTTCAGTGGCTTGCGCTCACCCTGACGGAGCACTGTGACACCCGCCAGTGCTCGTCAGTGTCACGGCAGTGCACGGCGGTGCTCCAAGGCGTCATCCCCTAAAAGTCCCCTAAGAGATCAGTCCGTTGTTGCACGTCAGCGGGGCTAACAGGCGGCTCCCCGCCCCCGCCGCGGCGAGGTTCGGGGAGCCGCCCCAAGTGCCGGTCCCCCGTCATCGAGGGGGGGCTACTCCACTGACGACGGGGCCGGCACGTCCTATGCGGTTCGACCCTGCGCCTTGCCGGGGGCAGCGGGTCGATTCCCGAGTTCACCCCTTCGGGTGAACAAGTGTTCGATTCGTGGACACTACACGGAACCCTGCAGCAGGCACCAGGCCACCGCACGGCTGACCGTATTGAGATGATCAAGCGACAGTTTAGGTACTGACACAAGATCGCCTCGGTCAGAGCGTTTGGCGAGTGCCAGCTCGCCGCAATGCCCGCCCTGATTGGGTTCGCTCCAGACAGATCGCCCTCGGCCGACGAATCGGCGACCTCCGGCGCGCCGCTGAGCTATCCCAGGATCAGCTAGCTGATCGCATGGGGGTCGAACGACGCACAATCCAGCGCTACGAGAACGCCGTGACGGATCCCCGCTACGCCGATCTACTCCTATTAGCGCGCGCCCTGGGGGTGCGCGTTACTGACCTGCTCAACGGCTGACCCGGCCAACTGCCTGACCGAGGCTGTCGACGCAAAGTCAACATGATGTTGAGCGTTCACGGAAGTGCGGATGCCGCATATATCTACAGGCGAACCGTGCGCCGGCCGTGGAATCTTGCCCAACGTCAACCTTTGGCCTGGACTTTTACGGTCTCAGCCAGGCGCGGCGGCGTGCAGCTGCGCGAGCACTGGTGGGTGCATCGCGTGAGGGGCACCGGCGACCCAGACCCGTACCGCAGGTCATGGTTCCCGTCGCAGTAGCCGCACTCGTCGATACTGCACGGGCCGCACACCACACCCGAGGGCGTGTCGCCCGCCGGCCGGGCCGTCACAGGGCTCCCCGAAGGCCAGCCGGGCTGGCGGCGGGGCACACGTAGACGGGCCCTATGGCGAGACCGCTCGAGGCCAAGCGTTCACCGATGCGGAGCGGCTGGTGTTCGGTGCTGCCGCAGCGGCAGGCCAGGGGCTCATCCGTGGGTGAGGACTGACTTTCGAGGCCAGGGTCCGTAGGCTCGTCCACGTCGACGCTCCCTTAGCAGCGTGGGCCATGCCCCCGGGCCGTGACCGCGGTCGCGGGGGTCCTGCAATTGCAGGCTACCCCGCTTGTATCGCTCTGTCTCGCTACGTAGCGATACGTAGCCCGAGATGCTGACTCGTAGTGCCCTGCCTAGCGTCGCCTCCATGGAAATGGACCCGGATGCCGAGATCGACCACGAGGGCCCGGTGACTCCGTACCGGCAGCTCGCGGAGATCCTGAAGGCGCGCATTGCCCGCGGCGACTGGGCTGAGGGCCGGCCGATCGCGTCCGAGACGCGGCTGGTGCAGGAGTACGGGGTCGCGAGGACGACGGTGCGGCGCGCGCTTGACGTCCTCGTTGAGGAGCGGGTCGTGTGGAAGGTCCAGGGCCGCGGCACCTACGTCGGGCAGCCGCCGAGCGAGGACTGATTCAGGTATCCCCTCCCCTTATTTGTCACGCCACGGCGCGGTGACGGCTGGGGCGAGCTTAGCGCGGATGCGAGCGAGAGCTGCGCGCACTTCCTCGGCGCCTGGTTCGTCCCGGCTGGACCATTCCTCTTCAAGTGCGGCGCACTCCCGGTGCACGTCCCGGAGGGTGCGCAGGGCAAGTAGGCGGGCCCCGTCGGTGGCTCTGGCAGCCGCCTGCTGCAGTCGCTCGTATGCGGTCTGGCCGTCGTCTGGCATGGTGCTCGCTCCTTGGCTGGGGTCTTCGCAGTGGACGGACGACGTAACTCGTAGCCGCTGTCAGACCTCGCCCGTAGGATCGGCATCATGCCCACCTCTCCCCCGTCGGATGGTGCTGCTCGGTCTGCCGAGGCCCTGCAGGCGGAGATCCGCGCCCTGCTGGTGGAGACGGGCGGCTGGCTGTGGGGGCCGACGCGGGACCGGTACGAGCAGCTGCGGGACGAGTGGGTGCAGGCCGTTCGCGAGGACATCACCGCGGCGGCGTGATCACAGGTCGATGATGATGCCGAGGCTCATCAGGCGGTGGGCCATCGCCGCCTCGGTCAGCCCGCACTCCGGGGCGAGCCGGTGTACCAGGTCGGCGGCTGTGCGGACGCCCGCCTCGGCTGCCATGCGCCGCACGGTCCCCTCCGGTGCCAGAAGCGCGGCGGCGAACCGGTTGGCCTCTGCCTCTTCCCGGTCCGTCGGCATGCTCGGCAGATGGCCGTGCGAGTAGCGGGTGACGGTGTCGAGGAGCAGTTCGCGGCTTGCGTGTAGGTGCAGGTGGCCGACGAGGTGGGCGAGGGCGAAGCGTTGTCGGGCCGGGTTCAGGTCCGAGTTAAGGCCGATCACGGTCTGACCGTCGCGGCGGAGCAGCATCCCGGACAGGTCGGCAGAGGCTGGCTGGCGCACCACAATGGCGCCGAGCCCGACCGCCACCTTCTCCGGGTCGACGGGCAGGGCGGTCAGCTCATGCTCGGCGGCGAGGCTCCGCGCCTTCACGTCTGCCCTGGACACGGCTATCCCCCTTCGTAAGCGCCGTCCGGGTCCCGCCGTCGGACGGCCGCAGTGGTCAAGGTCCGGCAGTACCCGTTTCCCTGGAACCGGCTGCGCTGTGGGCGCGTGCTGCGCAGTCACGCACGGGACGCCCCTACCGCGAGGGTACGCCGCCCCGGCGTAGGATCCCGGGGTGGCACACACCTTCGATGACCTTGTGGCGCTGGAGCAGGCGGCCGAGGATGCGCACGCCCGCTACACGGCACCCGGCAACCTCGACCTGGACGCCGCCCGGCAGGCTTGGCTCGACGCCGCGCACGCCTTCCAGGCCGCCGTCACCGAGTACGCGAAGGCCGAGGGCAAGCCGCGGATCGGCGTCGAGATGGCCGTGAAGAAGACCGTCCGACACGGGGAGTCGGGGAGCTGACCAGCGGCCGGGGATAGCGGCTCAGACAAACAGCCGAATCCGTGTCACCGTCGTCTCATGGACAACGTGCAGCGGGTCTATCGCAGATCACAGAAGCGCCTCATCCCAGCTCGACCCTGCCCTGACTGCGGCACCCCCATCCGGGGCCGCTGGAAGGAACATCCCGGGTTTACGGCCGACTTCGACCCGGAAGGCAGCGTCTCTTGGCGATGCCTCAGCGAGCACTGCCTCACCGGCAGGGACGGCTTCTAACAGCAGTCCGCCCCGTCTGCGTGACCAGGCGGGGCGGATCCACTCAGCGCTCTCCCGGTCAGACGGCCCGCAGGAGTTGCTCCAAGGGCAGGGTCTCCATGCGGCCGGTCCCATCGTGCATGATCGTCACTCGGTCCTCCGGCTCGCTCTCCGCAGTGGCAACGACGGTCACGGCGGTGTGAGGATCAACGGCCAGGTGGACACGACGGCCGATCGGCGGGCGGGCGGTCAACCTGCGGGCCTCCAGTTCGATCCGATACTGCCGCTCGATTATTTCGTTGGCGCGCTCGACACTGATCGGCTCACCGTTCCATAGATAGCGGGAACCCGTTGAGATCATCTTCGGAGTGGACGGGCGAGTGCCAGGCGTCACCTTCTCGCCGCAGATAGGGCACTCCAGCCACATGTCCGCGTGCTCGTCGCCGCAGTCCGGGCACCAGTACGGCTCACCCGTCACCTGCTTCAGCGTGGGATAGGCGACGCGCCCGGTATCCGACTTCATGGCACGGTGCTCGTGGCCGTTACTGTCGGCACCCTGCCAGTTCGGATCCGATTCCGGCAGGTCCGACTCGATCCACTGGATGTCGTTCTCGAAGCTGAGAACGCCGTCTTCCAGGTGCAGCTCGTGGGTAGCCATCCGGTCCTTCCCGGTTGCGGCCCCGCCGGGGTTCCACGCTCGGCGGGGCTTCAGCCACAACACACCCGACTTGATCGCCGGATAGATACGACAAGCCTACGACGGGCCACTGACACCGCCGGGGTTAGACGTACCGGCCGGGACCCCATTCTTGCGGCGACCTAGGGCACGGTCCGCCAGCCCACTGCGAGTGCGGGTGACTGCAGCGGGTGCAGCGCTGTACCCCGTCGTCCCCGTACCGGAAGTCGTGCTCATCATCGCGCGTCGACAGGCGGTACTCGCCGACGGCGTAGCGAGTGATCTCCCCGGTTACGCCGTCCATGTGGAAGTTCGGACGCCACCCCTTCGCGTACTCCCGGAGCCTCGTGAACGCCTCACCCATCGGGCGCAGGTACTCCAGCTCCACGGCAGGCGGGTCCTGATAATGGCGGCCGACTTGCCGCAGTGCGCGGTCGGCGTTCGGGTACGGGCGGTAGGCCATCAGATCACCCCGAACGCTTCGAGCCACATGCCGACAATGCCGACCACGACAAGCAGCAGCAGGCCACCACCAACGATTGCCGCGAAGAGATCGTCCGCGTGGTAGCCGATCCAGTCCCGCATGGCCCCTCCTCTATCCAAGGCCAGGATGGCAGAGACTCACGTCCGCTCGGGCCACTCCGTCAACGTTTCGCCGGTGGCCTGGTCAGTGAGGGTGACGCGGACGCCGGGCCGCCCGTAGTCGCCGATTAGTGCGTTCGCCTTCGCACGGGCCGTGGCCTTGCTCCCCCACCAGCCGTGCAGTACGGGCCGGTCGTCGATCATCAGCAGGACGTAGTAGCGGGAAGGGTCACTCATGCGAGCCGGATTCCGCGGGTGCGGCCGGCGGTGCGGACGATGGCGCCCTTCCGCTCCAGTTCGACCAGCTGGTAGTGGACGCTGGACCTGCTGCGTAGGCCGACGGCGGCAGCGATTTCCGCTCCGGTGGGCGCTTCCCCCTGGTCGGCGATGGTCTGCCGGATGTGGCGGAGGATGCGCTCCTGGATGACGGTGAGGTGGTCTACGCGGTGCTGTGCCATACCTCCCAGTAGAAACCTTGTTCGATTTATGGGGCAAGCTGGGAGGCGTGACCGACCTGCCGCCTGACCTGCCGCGTCTCCGCACCCTGGAGCGGTGGCTCGCCCTCGCCCTGGCCGAGGTGCGGCAGGCCATCGCCGTCGCCGAGCAGCGGGAAGCCGAGCGCCAGCGCGGTATCGCCGCCCGTCCGCCGGCTCCGGACTGGCTCCTGGAGCAGGGCCTCACCGGACGGGTGCCGGTGTACGTCCATGCAGGCGGCTGCCACATGGCTGGCAAGCGGTCCCGGTCCGCCACCGCCGGCCAGGCGCGGCAGGCCCTCGCCGAAGGGGTGGACGCCTGCCCGCACTGCCGGCCCGACACCGGCCTCGGCTATCTCGACGGCTAGGCCGACCGGCGCGGCTTGCGCGGAGCCGCCTTCTTGGCCGCGGTCTTCTTGGCGGGCTGCTTCTTCGCGGTCTTCTTCGGCGGCGGCATCTCGTGGACGTCGGCGTCTCCGCCCTCGCCCCGTGACGCCTTCGCCTTGGCCACGGACGCGTTCAGTGCGGCCATGAGGTCGACGAGCTGCCCCGGCTCCTCCGCCGGCTCCGGCATTGGCGGTGGTGCGATGTGCTGCCGCTTGGCTTCGATGATCTGGGCGACGGCTTCCGTGTACCGGTCCTGGAACTCTTCGCCGACCAGTTCGTCGACGGTCATGGTGTCCATCAGGGCGAGCGCGCCCGCGATCTCCTCGTTGGTCACGTCGACGGGAGGGGGCAGCAGTTCGGTGGGGTCGCGGATTTCATCCGGCCAGCGCATGGCGTGGAGGACGATGACGTCGCCGCGGACGCGGAGCAGGCCGAGACGCTCGCGTCCTGACCAGGCGTACTTCGCCACCGCCACCTTCGAGGAGCGGCCGAGAGCCTGGACGAGCAGCTTGTACGGCTTCGCGGCGACCTGCCCGTCGGGCTGGAGGTAGTAGCCCTCACCGATACGGATCGGGTCGACGGAGTCGAGGGGCACGAAGGCTTCGATCTCGATCGCCTTCGCGGTCGGCAGGGGTAGGTTCCGCAGGTCGTCGTCGCTGATGGGGATGACCTGCGTTTTGCTCAGCTCATACCCTTTGCCGATCTCCGACTGGGCGACCTCGCGGTCCTCGAGTTCGCACACCTTGCGGTAGCGGACCCGGCCCATGTCCTCCAGGTGGTACTGGTGGAACTGGATGCTGTGGTTCTCGGTGGCCGACTGCACGTTGATCGGCACGGTGACCAGGCCAAACGAGATGGCGCCGGACCAGATGGTTCGGGGCATGGCGGACCTCCCAGACGGCCCCGAGCAAGGTCCAGCCTACGGTCGCCGCCCGGATGTCGCAGCAAGCGAAACGCCCCATATGGGATGAATGGTCGGATTGGGTGAGGGGCACTCCGTCTCGTGAACCCCCACAGGACGGAGCTGCAATGATCATCCAGAAGATGCACGAAATAGGCGTCAGGAGCGAGCACGCCTACATGGCCGCCTTCGCCTCCATCGGCCTCACCGTCGTCGCCTGGGCCACCAGCCTCAACGCCGAACCCGGCGCCGGTATCGCCCGCGCCGACCGATGGGGCCTCTTCGTCGGCGAATGGGCGCCCACGTTCTTCGGCCTCGGCCTCGCGCTCTCCCATTACGAGCAGCAGGACGGCACCCTGACGGCCAGCGTCCACGACTTCCGGGACGCCGCGAAAGCGGGCTGAGCGAGGCAGCCGCGTGGCCTCCCGTGGGGAGCCGGGAGGTGCGGCGGGCCCTGCCGGCCGGTCACGCACGGCAGGGCCCAAGAGGGGGTCCGTCACCTGGCGGTGGTGGGGAGGATCCCGCCCTCACACCATGCATCACGATCCAGCCATGCGGTAGATCCGCGGCTGAAATTCGCCGCTGTCAGTGGTGGCAGGCATCATGCCCGCATGCAGAACTACAGCCTCACCTGGACCGACCCTGACGGCCGCCCGCGCGCCTCCGCCGTCGCCTACGACCAACCCAGCGCCGCCGAACGCAAAACCGAGCTCCAAAAGGCCGGCTGCACCAACGTGGAGATCGTTCCCGTCAAGCCCGGCCAGCTGCCCGAACCGCGGGCGTGACGCACGCGAGCGCCCGACCTTCTGGCCGGGCGCTCGGGGTTCGGCGATCGCGTCCGCAGACCATCGCCACTGGGCACCCAGAAGGCGCGTCAGGTGCGGGGCCGGAGTCGAACCGACGTCCATGCCGGGCATGACCCCGGCCGCTCTATACCCAGTGAGCTACCCGCACCCCCAGGATGCCAGAAGCCCCGCCGAGACGGGGGAGCCCGGCAGGGCCTGACAGCAGTGTGGCACGGGGCGGTCAGTCTTCGCGGTGAAGCGGGGACTCTCGGCAGCGCGGATTCGTGCAGATGACCTTCTCTTCCTCGCTGGCCGGCTCCATGTAGGTGCGAAGGCTGAAGGTGTTACAGCCGGTGCACCGGCGTTGGGGGCCGGGCTTGGTGCTGTTGAGGAACTCACTGAACGGCGTCGTCATAGTCCGATGTCCTCCGATGCGGCGTCGGTCCACTTGTCGGCTTCGCGGATGTAGCCCCAGAAGGCGGGGCTGTTCTCGGCGTGGCCGGACTGTTCGCGGATCTTCTCCTCTCGCTTGCCTGCGCGTCGAGAGGTGGTGATGAATCCGGCCCGCATGCTGTGTCCGGTCAGCCGCACCGACAGGCCGGCGCGTTCGGCGTTGCGAGCGATGATCTCGCGGACGGCTTCCGGGGAGAGGGCGCGGTTGCCGAGGCGGCCGTGGACGGTGATGGGCAGGAAGGAGGGGCCCGAGGTGATGCCTGCGGCGGCGCGCCAGGTGAGCCATGCGCGGACGGGGCAGGTGTCGGGGTTCTTGCCGTAGTGGACGACGACGTCGCGGGGTGGGCGGCCTTTGACCGCGGGGACGTGGACTTCGAGTCCTTGGCTGACGTGGACGATCGACTCGGCGCGGAGGGCGGCGACTTCGGCGGAGCGTCCGGCGATGGCGAAGGCAAGGAGCCAGAGGGCGCGGTCGCGGAGTCCGGTGAGTCCGTCGGCGACGGCGGCGTTCATCTGCCGGAGCTGTTCGGGTGTGGCTGCGGCGGCCTTCCCTCGGCCGCGCGCCATGCGTTCGGGGTCGTGCTTGAGCGGCTTGAGGGCTTGCCGGGCGGCGACGGTGGCGGCCTTGGGTACCTCGACGCCGTGTTCGTTCCGGGCGGTGACGGTGACGCCGGTGATCCTGCGGTCGATGCTGTTGGGTGCGGCGAGTTTGATGGTGTCGAGCCAGACGACGAATCCGACGAGCGTGCCCTTGGTGACGTTGGTGGAGGCGATCCGGTGCCCGGTGCGCTCCCCCAGCCAGTCGTGGAACTCCTCCCACAGCGCCCAGTCGTTGGCGTAGCCGCGCTTCGTGTTGTGGGGGCGGATGGCGTCGAGGTGCTTCTCGGCTGCCTTTTCCATGGCGTGCAGGACGGCGAGCGTCGCAGCGTCGTAGATGGCGGGGGCGGTGTCGGACTGGTGGGGGACGACCGCGGTCACGACGGCATCCTCTCGTCGCCGACCCGGATCAAATGGTCCCCAATCTGCTCGATGACATCGCGGTGGGCGAGATCACCAGAACTGGGTTCCCGAATGCCGCGTCGACTGGACGTGAGGCGGGCGCTGTACAGAACGGCCTCCTCGCCGAGCCAAGCTGCGACTTCGCGACAGACGGCATCAGCTACTTCTGAGCGGGTCGCACCTGGACCTGCCGCCTCGGCGGCGGCGTAGACACGTCTCGTCAACTCTCCATTGGCCATGCCTAATTTTACCGGTTTGGCACCCGCGATATGGCATGTTATCGAGAGTCGTACCGGTCAACCCCTGACCGTCGGCTGGCGACTTGACGGGGCGGCTACCTTCGGATCATGACCACGTACAAGGGCGGCGCCACCCTCCTCGCCGAGGACGGCCGCAAGTTCGACGCCGAAGCGGATCTCACTAAGGACTCGTCCGGGAGTTGGCGCGGCACCCTCACCTTCCGCGACGCCGCCCTCTTCCGGGCCCTGCTGAACATCAGCGACGGCCACCTCCTCATCGGAGGAAAGGTCGGCGAGTTCGTCCGGCCGGACACCTCCGACTGGGCCGCCAACCCTGCCGGCCCACGAGTGATGCGCATCCTGGGGAGCGGCGAGGCCCCGTTCTAACCCACACCCTCGCGTCCGCCACCGCCGCTCGGCGGGGGCGGACTGTTCCGCCAGGCAGCGCATAAGGGAACGTTATGCGCTACGCATCCTCCGGCTCGGGCTCGCATGTCTTGCACCTTGCCCTCTCCCGGTTGGGAGGTAGGAACCTTGCGGTGGCGATCAGTTCCCGGAGGGCGCGGCGGGTTTCAGGGCTCATCGGAGGGGCGCTGTCCGCGGCACGCTTCGCCGCTTCCGTCGCCGCTGCCCCCAGCAGGGTCTCGGAGCACTTCATGCAGAACGGTTCGGTCACCACCGGTCAACGAGCAGAGAGCCGATCGGGCACAACGAGTGATCCTTGAAGTTGGTGCCTGAGAGTGAAGATCGGCCGCTACGCTCCCCCGGCATGGACATTCCCTGGACGGACGTAGGCGCCGTCTTCACTGCCGGTTTGAGTGCGATAGCGGCGTGGGGCGCGTGGTTCGCGGCGAAGAGGTCGGCGAAGACCGCCGAGACTTTGGCCCGCATCGAGCGGGCTCGCCGACACGAGGAGCGGCGCCCGCGCTTTGCGCTGACCTTGGAAGGCACGTCTCAGGAGCACTCGACCCTCAACGTGCACCTGGCCGGGCCGGACGAGTTGGGCGAGGTCGAGGTGGTGAGCATCCGTGTCGACGACGATGACAAGGACCGGACCGGTCTCACGCATGGGGATGTCACCCCGGAGGACATCGCCAACCACATCTGGGGGCCGTTCAAGTTCACGCCGCGCGTCGACACGGCGGACGAGCATGGGCGAACGGTTGGGCCCTTCTCCCTCAAGGTGGGTCGGGGGCGCCCCTTCCAGATGGACCGGACGCGTCCCGGTCATTGGATGGGAGGGCAGACGATGGATCAGTGGCAGCAGGCGTACCTCGGCCATCCGGTGCGCCTGGTGGTCACCAGTCGGGCGGGAGAGGAGACGTGGGTCTCAGCTCACGCACTTCCCAACGAGCCTTGGTAGTCGTTCCGTCACAGACCGGTAACCTGCCCTCACGCTTCCCCCACATGTGATCTACGGTGTTCCAGCATTCAACCTTGGGGGGTTCCAATGTCGTTCAACCAACCGCCTCCGCCTGCCCAGCCTCCGTTCCAGGGCCAGCCCTTATCGCCGTCGGCACCGCCGTCCGTCGGCCCGAAGTGGGCCCGAAAGCGGTACGTGATCCCGGCCGCCGTCCTCACCCTGTTCGTGGGTGTCGGGATAGGCTCCGCTGGCGGCAGCGAGCAGGAGAAGACCAGTGCCGGCGCCAAGCCGCAGCCCACGGTCACCGTCACCGAGACCGCCGCAGCGAAGCCGGCGAAGGCCGATAAGGCCGAACCGGCGCCCACCGTGACCGTGACGAAGACGGTCAAACCGAAGGCCGACAGCAAGCCAGCCGCCCCGCCGGCCGATGAAGGCTCCGCGGGCGAGGTGGTCTTCAAGGTGTGGGGGTCCGCTCCGGCTGGAGTGGACATCAACTACGGAAGCGACAGCGACAGCCGGTCCGGCGAGGGCTTGCCGATGACGAAGACGCTGAAGCTGGACAGCGAGGCGATGTACTACAGCGTCTCGGCGCAACTCATGGGTGGCGGGGACATCAACTGCTCCGTGACCGTGGACGGCGAGACGAAGAAGGGGCACGCCTCCGGGGACTACAACATCTGCATGGCCCAGTTGAACAGCGGGTTCCTCGGCGGATGGGAGTAACAGTCGTGGGCACGCGCGCGACGGCAGCGACGGCTGCCCTGCTCCTGGCCGCACTCACCGCTTGCGGCAGCAGCGACCTCACCAAGGCGCAGGCCAAGGGCGGCACCCTCATCTACGTCGACGGCGAGGATGCGGCGCACCGCTGGGAGATGCCCTTCGTGGACAGCGGCCCGAACGTGGCCGACGTGAAGAAGCACCTGGAGTTCTGACATGACGGAGCGCCCCGCGCCCGCCGCCGAAGCGGGGGGTGCGGGGCGTCGTCACGCGGGCTCGTCGGCCGGTGGCAGGTCCGGGTCGTAGGCCGGCTCCTGGAACGGCTGGGTGGACGGCGCGGGTACCGGCTGCGGGGCCGCTTCGCCCATCTGCGCCAGGGAAGTCATGTCCGCTGCTCCCTCGTCCCGGCGCGACTGCAGGGGGATCGGTTCGGGCATCGATCACACTCCAGTTCGGTTGTACTCGTCGACCAGGGGATGCGCAGGCTCGGGTTCGATACCGGCTCGGTGCATCTGGCGTGCCCACCGGTCCGTTGTCCACGCGAACGCTCTTACGACCTGCTCGAGCCGCGACATGCGGCCTCGCAGGTTTCCGTTCTCCTCATCAACCCGTTTCACCGTCGCTTCCAGCACGGCCAGTTCCTGTGCCCGCGCCTGCGGGGCGGCCTGGATGACGGCCGCTGCCTCGTTGGCGCGCGCTGTGGCTTGGGCCGCCCGCACTGTGGCGCGGGCGACGAACCAGCCGCCTCCTCCGAGGACGCTGCCGGCGGCCGTGAAAATTGCCGCCCACTCGCCCACGTTCATGCGGCCTTGCCTCTCCGGGGCAGCCTCGGCGCTGGGGGGACCGAGTATTCGGGCACCGTGGCCGCCCACATGATCACCCCGACGTGACTCGTCAGGTACCAGACTGCGACGAACCCGCCGCGGGAGTAGTCGCCGGTGATGACGGCGACGGTGTAGGCGGTGGCCCACACGGTGGGGGGAACGAGCGCGGCGAGGAAGCCAAGCCGGTCGCGGCCGACCTTGAGGAAGGCGCTGCCCAGGGTGGCGAGGCCGCAGATGATCCAGAGCCAGGACCAGTGCCGCAGTGAGCACAGGCGGGTGAGGAGTTCCAGGCCCTGGTTGCCGGGTGGGTCTACGAGGAAGGAGACTCCCCAGCAGGTTTTTCCGACGCCGAGGATTGCGAGGAAGACGCCGCGGCGGCCCAGCGCCTTGTGCAGCCGCCGGACCGCACGGCAGGGCATCAGACCCCCGTTGGCCTGGTCGGTGCGGCTGGGCTGGACGGGGTGACCTGCACGCGGGTGAGTAGCGTTAGCACGGCCAGGACAAGGGTGTTGATGGCGCCGACGGTTTCCTGGGAGACCTCGTAGCCGTAGGCGGCGACGGCGGTGGCGCCGGCGGCGACGATCGCGGTGAAGGCCTGAGGTGCGACGGGGCGGGTCATGGCGGCGGCGATGCCGCCGAGGATCGCGGAGACGACGGCGACGGTCGCGCCGGCCTGCTCGGCGGTCAGGCTGGTGATGCCGAGGGTGACGATGAGGCCGAGGATCGCGGACAGGCTGTTGAGGACGACGACCGGCTCTCTGCCGAAGATGCGCATGGGGTTCTCGTTTCAGACGGGCTGCGCGAGGGAGCGGCAGCCGATGACGGTTCCGGAGGCGTTGCGGACTTCGCGGTAGGGGACGAGCAGGTCGTCGCGTCGATCGGCAAGCGCGAGGGCAACGACGAGGGAGACGATGTACTGGACGCCGTCGCGCTTTGGCGGCAGGTTCTGGGCGTGCCCGAACTCGACCAGCACGGGCCACATGCCGCTGCTGACTTCGAAGGTGGCCAGCCGTGCTGGCGTCGCCTCGGGCTGGATGACCTCCCGCAGGTGCGGTTCGAGGTCGTCGAGCCCGTCCTCGCGCTCGTGCGCGTACAGGCGGATCGGGTGCGGGGTGAGGTTGAGGATCACGAGGCCGCGTCCGTGTCCGTGCCGGTGACGTCGACGGTGACCTTGATGACGGCGTCCTTGATGGCCTGCTGGATGGCGGCGACGACCTGTTCGGTGTCTACGTCGGAGCCGATGAGTTGGGCGAGCTTGGCGAGGGCGGCGGACTGTCCGGCCTCGGCGACGGTCAGGGCGCGGACGCGGGCCTGGACGTCCCGCAGGATGCTCTGCGCTTCCCATGTGGTGTTGGTCTTCGCGTCGGCGGCGTCGGTCGGCGCGGCGAGCGCGTCGGTCTTCCACACGCCGTTGAACGTCTGCTCCTTGATGGTCTTGGTGAGCCAGGTCTTGTCGGCGTCCGAGAGTGCCACGTCGTCCTCCTCGGTGGTGGTGTCGCCCTTGGCGAGTTGGATGACCCGGGCGAAGTTCATGGAGCCGGGGTCTCCGTGGTCGTTTTCGGGTACGTGCTGGTGGCCGCACCAGCCGGTGAAGGCCCGCCACTGGGTGTGGGTCATGCGGGCCGGGCTCGCGCCGTAGGAGGCGGGGGTGACGCCGGGTCGGCGCGGGTCCTTGCCGTAGGCCAGCCAGTCGCGCACGCAGGTGAGCGGGACCCGGTGGTAGTCGTGCAGCCACCGCACCAGCCAGGCGACCTCGGCGAGTGCCCAGTCCGGGGCGCCGGGCCAGTAGATGTAGTCGACGCCGGCCCGCTTGCCGTCCCAGACGGTGGAGTGCTTGGCGTCGCAGGTGCCGACCAGTTCGACCTGGAAGGCGTTCGCGGTGTTGGTGTCGACGCCGCCGAGCTTGTTGGCGAGGGCGCGGGCGGACTCGTCGACGTCGTAGTGCTGGTACCAGCGGATGCGCTTGGCGGCGATGTCGGGCACGCCGGTCACGGTCGGGGCCATCGCGCCGCCGTTGTATGAGGGGAGGCTGCGGCCTTCCGTTGTGTGGACGACGCCGCAGTTGACCTCCATGTCGGAGCCGGAGTAGCGGCCGGTGCCGTAGAAGTAGGTCTGGGAGGCTCCGGGGATCTTTTGGGGGCCGGTGCGCGCCATGGCGTCTCCGCGGGGGTGTTGGCTGCCTGGCATCGAGACAGCGATTGACCTTCGAATCATAAGACACAAGAGTCAATTAGCCTACGAATCCAAGGCGTATGGGTATGGTGCGTGTGTGGGGAGTCACCGGTCCTTGCACTCCCCCGCCGCGGCGGGCCCGGTCGTGCGGGCCCGGCCCGCCGCCCAAGCCCGCACCCACCCGCACACGGAGACGCCCATGTCTGACCGCATCCACAGCAGCCGAGGCCTCGACATAGCCTGTGATGTCAGCCCTCTCCGACCCGCTTCACTCGACGACGAACCGCAGCCCGTTCGCCGTCCTCGGAGGGGTGTCATGCAGCCGAAGCCGGTCCGCGAGTTCACCGTGTACACGTCGTCGGAGGATCCCGGCACGCTGGTCCGCGCCGACAGGGTAGAGACGGTGGGCGACTGGTTCACGCTCTACCTGGACGGCCAGGAGGTGTACGGGGCACCCCGCGAACACGTCCTCCAGTACACCGCCAAGCCCGTCCAGGAGGCGGCGTGATGGGCGATGAGATGACGGCGGCGATGGTCGCCCAAGTCGCGGCAGCGTGCATGCAGGCGAGGGAAGTGATCTCTCCGATCCTGGAGTCGGCGGAGGGCGTGAAGGCGGACATGGTCGGGCGCGGCTGGTCCGAGATCAACGCGGAACGCGTTGCTACCAGCTACGTGCAGGCCATGTTGAAGACCGCCATCGGCGGGCCAGCGTGATCGGCGACTGCGCGAGAATCCTCGCCCTCGTCGAAGCCTACGGACTCGAACCCGCAGATGAGACCGACGCGGAGGTCATCCGTGGCTGACTCGCCGCCCTGGCTCACAGTTCAGACGGCGGACGACGTGGTGCACGCCCTGCCGTTGGATGATGGCATCATCCACACGTTCACGCCGGACTGCCCCTGTGGGCCCGCACCCCACGCCACTCCGGGCGGGCTTGTCCTCGCACTCGCCAGCCTCGACGGCCGCGAGCAGCGGGAGACACCGTGAGCAGCACCTACTACGTCCTCTGCCTGTCCCACGACCCGGCGACCACGGCGCGCGAGTACAGCTCGCCGGAGGCAGCGGCGGGTGTCATCAAAGCAGGCATCGAGGGGCATACAGGCTGCGACATGCTCATCGAGCGCGTCTCGGGCGGCCCGGTTGAGTACGGCTGCCCGCCCCACCCCACACGGGCTGCTGGGCCGCGCTGCTACCACCGCGACGTCGAATGGGTGGATACCGAGTGGCTGCGACTCCTCGGACGTGCCCACGAGTCCACCGATCCCCGTATCCAGGAGGCGGTAAAGCAGGGCCGGTTCTACTGCTGGACAGGCGACCGGCTGCACCGGCTCCGGCACCACAACGGCAACGCGGAAGAACTGGGAGAGCGGCTGTGAGCGGTCTCGCGCTTCTCCTGTGTCACCTCGCCGGGGACTACCTGATCCAGTCGCACTGGATGGCGACCGAGAAGACGAAGCGCTGGTGGCCCGCCATCGCACACGCCGTCACCTATGGCCTGCCGTTCCTGCTCATCACCCAGTCGGCCGCAGCGCTCGCCGTCATCGTCGGCACGCACGCGATCATCGACCGGTACCGGCTGGCCCGGTACCTCGTGTGGGCGAAGAACCTGCTCGCCCCGAAGGTATTCCGCAAGCCGTGGGCTGACTGTGCGGCGACTGGCTATCCGTCGGACACGCCATCGTGGCTAGCCGTCTGGCTGTTGATTGTCGCCGATAACACGATGCACTTGGCGATCAATGCTGCAGCCGTCACGTGGCTCTGACCTACGGCGTCCGCCCGACGCGCACAGCGAGGCTGGCTCCGTAGGCGGCCCGGTACTGGTCCGGTGTCCATGCCCTTCCGTCTGCCAGGAACACCGGATCCACCCTCGCCCCGCCCGCCACGTTCGGGTCGGCCACCAGTACCCAGCCTACGACCAGGCCGCCCGCCGGAATGCCACCCACGTCCGTCCCGGGCGGAGCACCCACCAGCACCGACAGGCCCGGCGCGGCAGCCACCAGCCCGGCGACAAGGCCAGCCTCGTTCGACAGAATCGGCACGTCTCCCCCTTTACGCGACCGCGGCCCAGACGCTGTTCGCGTCCGGGGTTGCTGACGTCATCGTGTAGCTCGCCGGCAGGGACGTCTGCCCCGAGGCGGAGCGGCAGTAGCGGTAGTTGCCGGACGTGAGATGGACGTTGCCTGGGGTGAACGCGACGCCCATGGTGCTGCCGCACGCAAAGGTCGGGGACGTGGTGCCGTTGAACAGCAGGGCAATGTAGTACTTGCCGGCCGCCGCCGAGTATGGCGTGGTCAGGTTCATGGTCTTGTCCCCGGCGCTGTTCCACACGGTGGATTGGTCGGCGGTGACCCCGACGCGTGTTCCGGCTGCCGTGTAGAGGCCTCCCAGGCACTGCCCGGAGGTGAGGCCGCTACCTGCGGTGCCGATGACCGTGCACAGGCTGGTGATGGTGGCCGAGCTGCGGAGGATCACCTCGATGAAGTAGATGTAGCCCGCGGACAGGGTGGTGCCGGTGTTGGTGCAGGCGGCGGGGTTCATCGGCCAGGCGATGAGCCCGTGGTCGGCGGGCCGCCACTCGTTGGAGTTCACCGTGGACAGGATCTGTCCGGCCGCGTTGATCTCGAACACCGAGTTCCCGTTGGCGTCGCGGATCCTGACGATGGACTGCCCCGACGAGGACGCGCCGATGACGTCCAGGCCGATCGTGCTCGAGTCGTTTTGCTGCACGAACAAGCGGCCGGCGTTCATCGGCCCGTTGACGGACAGGGTCTCGCTGACCAGGTTGGGGACGAGCATCGCTGCCCGGATCAGGTTGGAGGGGCCGGGCCCGGGGTTCGCGGCGGCGTAGGTGTAGCCGGAGACGCCGTTGAGGGCGGGGTCGGCGGTGGTGACGCCTTCGGCATAGTTGGGCAGGCCGTAGCCGTAGACGATGGCGTCGGTGCGGCGGCGCTTGCGGATGTAGACGCCGTCGCCCTCCGTCGACCCGTTGTCGTTGGTGTTGGCCTCGACAGCCCAGATGTGGGTGGCGTCGTAGGCGAAGACGATCCCTGTGTGTTCGGACCCGGACGGGCCGTAGAAGACCTGCGCGCCGATCGCCGGGTACCAGGACCAGCGGCTCGCGGCCTGGAACCATGCGACTCCGGCGGAGCAGTCCACGCCGCGGGGGAACAGCGACGGCACCCCGGCGCGCATGGCGACCCAGGATGTGAAGGTCATGCACCACGCCTGTCCCTGGTAGCCGGACAGGCCAGGGACTTCGGTGGCGTAGCGGGTGATGTTGTTCCAGCCGCCTTCGGCGTAGCCCTCGCGGACGCCGACCTGACTCTTGGCGACGGCGATGACCTGCGCGGCCTGGGGGTTGGTGGACATGAATGCTCCCTAGCTCTGCAGGAGGGTGTTGAGGACGCTGGCGACGTAGGCGTGGCCGGCGTCGGACAGGTGGATGCTGTCGGTGCCGGCGGCGCCCGGTGTTGCCGGGTTGGCCCAGTAGCCCAACGAATGCCAGTAGTTCCAGCTGTTGCGGCCCAGGGCCCACAGGTTGACGAGGGCGGCTTCGAAGGCGGTGGCGAGGCTGTGGGCGCGGTCGACGTAGTCCTGGTAGAGGGGGTTGGCGGCGTCGGCAGTGCCGATGTGCGGGAGGACGATGACGAGGTCGGTGGTGCCCAGGGCGGAGCCGCCGTCGCGGATGTTGGCGAGGTGCTGGCGGGCGCTGGCTGCCCAGGTGTCGGCGTTGGTGCCGTTGGTGACGTCTTCCGGGCTGACCGCGTAGATGACCAGGTCTGCTGGGTAGTTGGGGCCGCCGTTCCAGCCGGTGCGCAGGGTGGTGGTGTAGTCGGCGGCGGTGGCGTTCTTGCGGCCGAAGTTGTTGAGGATGAGGCCGGTGTCGTTCTCGCCGGACACGCCGAGAACGGACAGGTACTGGCCTGCGCTGCCGGTGTGGGTGACGCGGACGGTGTGGGATCCGGCGGCCAGACCGGTGATGGTCCGCTTCAGCACAGTTAGACCGGTTGTGGCGGAGTCGGTGACGGTGGTGGCCGCGCCGCCGTCAATCGAGTAGGTCCAGGTGGGTCGGCTGCCGTCCGCTCCGAGGGTGTAGATGGTGGCGGTGGTGCCGCGCACGGTGAACGTGAGGTGGGCGCCGTTCGTCGACGCGTACAGGTAGCCCCAGCCGGGTCCGGCCGGGTAGCCGCCGATCGTCCAGGTGCCGCTCTGCGCGACGAGGTTCCCGGCGCTGGTCCATGCGCTGATCGCGGATGCGTCCTGTCCGGCGATGCCGCTGGCGCTGAACAGAGAGGAGAGGTATCCGCTGCCGCCGTCTCCGTAAACCCCTTGCAGGGACGCGGCGAGGAGGGCGGGCCAGTTCTTGGTGACGAGGTTGCTGGCGTAGAAGCCGGCCAGGGAGGAGCCGCCGACGACTGCGATGGTTGCTTTGCCGCCGGTTCCGGTGCCGGTGCGTGCCGTGCGCCAGAACGTGCCCCAGCCGGGACGCACGTACAGGCCCGCCGTCTCGGTGGCGACGGCCGCCTTGGCGGCGTAGGGGGTGAACCAGTCCGGGTCTACCTGGTCGGCGTCGAGGTGGCCGCTGCCGTTGAGCTGCGCCCACCCCCCAGGGGTTCCGCCCTGCACGATGAAGTCGGTGACGACGTCGCCGATGTCGGTGGCGACGAGGGTGAAGCGGCGGCTGTATCCGAAGTCGACGTAAACGGTGGTGTCGCCGTCGGGGCCCATGAAGGCGACTGCGCCGTCGGCGTCGGCGGTCACCTCCGTGATCGGACCGCCAGTGAGGTCGGTGAGGTCGGTGAGCTGGGTGCCGCCGGTCAGGGAGTCCCAGACGGTGCCGACCGCGCCGGGCCGGACCAGGAGCTGGTTTCCGACGCGCTCCATCGCATAGTCGGCGGGGCTACCGCCGAAAAGATGCCTGGCCACAGGTGTCCTCTTTCTCGGCTCAGGCGAGCCAGTAGGAGCCGTCGATGGTGAGGATGTCGCCCGTCCGGATGTTGAACGGCTGGTTGGTGAAGAGGCTGAAGGAGTTGGGGGCGACGGTGCTGGTGGTGCCCTGGGTCATGGAGTAGCGCAGTCGGGAGATCCGGGTCGTCGACTCGGTGGGGAAGACGATGCCGACGCCGATCGCGGACCCTTCGTCGTTGGCGCTGGAGTAGTTCCACTTGAACAGGGAGCGCATGGCGGTAGTGGCGGGCAGGCCCGGCGGCAGGGACACCTCGAGCGGGGAGTCGTAGGCGGGCGGATTGCCGGTCGGCTGGAGGTGGATCGTGACGTCGACGCGCTTGCCCACAGCCTGGTAGCGGCCGGTGTTGATGCTGCCGGAGCCCCAGTTGACGGTGGTCGAGCCGGCGGTCCACACGGGCGTGTACGTCGAGTCCGCGACACCGGGGGAGGCGAGCCACAGCCAGTCGGCGCCATCCCCGACATACAGCGCCCCGGATTCGACGAGCAGCTGGTTCTTGATGCTCGGCCTGCGCGCTCCCGGCGCCGACGGGACGGCGCCGCGGCCGGTGAACCACCGGCGGTCGAGGACGTTGGCGGCGGTGACGACCGACGAGCCCGCGGCCACGGTGCACTGGGCGAGGGGGATTTCCCAGATGCCGTCTTCCTCTTGCGTGAGGGTGGGTGCGGTGGTGCCGCCGGTCTTGTACTCGGCCGTGATGGTCTTGGCGGGCTGGTCGGCGCGGATAACGACGAGGTCGACGCGGGCTGCGCCGCCTGCGTTGGCGGGGACGTCGAGGTTCTTGACGGAGTCGTTGCGGTAGTAGAGGCCGGTGATGAATGCGCGGCCGGGCGCGACAGCGACGGTGGAGACGCCGGATCCGGTGACTTTGAGGGCGGTTGAGGACGGGTCGGTGGCGTGGACGCCGTCCAGCCCCCAGCGGCTGGCGACGCGGGACCAGGAGGCCTGGGTGGCGATCGGGGAGCCGTCGAACGGCATGGCAAATTCGGCCATCAGGCAGCCTTTCTTGTCTTCAGGCGCCCGACGTCGCGTTTGACCTGGGCGATGTAGCGGTAGATGCGGGCGACTGCGCTGGTTGCGCCGTCGCCGCCGATGGTGGCTTTGGCGGTGCTCTCGCCAGCAGTGCTGGTGAGGGTGACCTCGCGGACGGTGTCCGTGTACCAGGCTCCGCTGCGGAGTTGAGCGGAAACGGTGTCGCCGACGTTGTAGTCGCGGCCGTACTGGAGTCGGGGCAGGTCGATCGGTGAGATGGACAGTGAGCCCTGTCCTGCACCGTTGGTGAGGGCTTCTTCGGCGGCTTGGTCCTGCTGGGCTGTGAGGTCTACGGATGCGGTGTCGACGCCGGTGAGGTCGACGAACTGCTCGAGGACCAGGCCGGGCCACAGCGGGTCGGTGCGGTCGTAGGTTTTGCAGACGCGTGGGCTGGTGCCGCCGCCGGCGACGACGATGGCGCGGGTGCAGGTGGGCGGGGTGGTGGAGTAGGAGGCGTCGGTGAGGTTGCCGAGGCCGAAGGAGAAGCGGGCCGTGCCGGACAGGTCGGCGGGTTCGTACACCTGGAACTGCAGGCTGGTCCCGACCTGGACGACGCGGAATCCGAGCCCGGCGGCTTTGGCGATGTCCTGCAGGACCGTGAGGAGGTTGTCGAACTGGTTGACCTCGCGGACCAGGGCGGGGCCGAGGAGAGTGTTGGGGGCGAGGGTGAGCAGCGGATTCTTTCGGGCGGCGTGTGCTCCGGGGCCGGCGTTGAGGTTGACGAGGTCGCGCATGCCGGTTTCCACCGACGCCGTGTTGATCTTGTAGACGGGGGCGGTCTGTGATCCGATCGCCGCGGTCGGGTTCGGCCAGCAGGTGTAGCGGGCCAGGATCTCGTCATCGGACACCGCGCCCACCGTGAGCTTGCCGCCGCCGGCGTCCGATTCGGAGCGGGACCAGTCGACCGTCCGGATCGGCCCCGACAGCACGGTTTGCCCGTCCGCCGTCTTCACGATCAGCCCGTTGCCCTCGACCAGCTTCGGCGCCGACGGCGAGTCGGCGGCGATCTCCATTGTGATTGCGCCGATCTCGCGGAACCGGGGCACCACGGTGAGGCTGGTGTAGTCGGTGACCTGCCCGATCCGCTGCAGCGTCGAGCCGCGGACGTACACCCGCAGTCGTGTCGCATGCATCGTCAGCCTCCTAGGACGCCAGGTAGCGGGGCTGGTAGGTGAGGTTGACGCTGGTCGCCGACGTCGAGCCGTCGATGACGAGGTTGAGGGCGTTGACGCCTTCCTCGAGCGGCCACAGCTCGGAGCTGTCGGACAGGTCCGGCCACAGGTTCGTTACGTCGTTCAGGAGGGCGGTCTGCTGGCGCTCACGAGTGTCGATGACGACGGTGTCCGTGCCGGTGATCGAGCGGGTCAGCACCAGTTCCTTGCCGGTCGTCTCGTTGACGAGCGTGATGCTGGTCGCGGGGCCCTGAATGGTCCATAGGGGAAAGGCGGCGGCGTCGCCGTCGTTGTCGATGGTGACCTCGCCGAGCACCTGCGAATCGCCGACACGGAGCGGCAGGATGGGGAAGAACGTGCCTCCGGTGGCGTTCTTGAAATCGCGGCTGACGACGTCGCCGACCCAGTAGGGCGAGGGCGTGGCAAAGGTGATCACGTTGATGCACCAGCGCTCCCCCGCCGCATCCAGGGACTCGTCGCCCTCCAGGCCGCCCGTGTAGTAGGCGCCGATCTGGCGGGTCGCACCGTTCGGCTCGGTCAGGGTCAGGGTGCCGACTCCCCGCTTCGGGTTGAGGCTCTTGATGAAGGCGCGGCGGCGCGCCTTGTAGGCGTCGCGGGAGTCGTGAGCCCAGAACGCCAGCGGCAGGATGATGTCCTTGCCCTGGGCGCGGACGTCTCGGAGCTCGTAGCCGTCGATGCCGGGGCTCTCGTCGGTGTTGAAGGTGAAGCCGGGCATGTCCAAGCCCTTGGCGCCGGGCTGGAGGAGCCACCCGTTCTCCCAGTCCGACAGGTGCGTTGTCACCCCGCGCGGGTCCGTGAAGGACACGGCGGGCATCTGGTTGATCAGGGTGGGCCACGGGACGCCGGCCTGTACCTCTTGGGGGACGTAGGTTGCGGGGACGAGGATCGGCATCAGCCCACCACCACCGTTCGGTTGAGCATGTCGTCCATGGCGAGGGCGTCCTGAACGCTCTTACGGGAAGCGACTTCTTTCACGAGCGCGCTGTAGTGCAGGTGGCGGTCGCCGCCGTTCCTGATGGTCTGGCTGGTCTGCACGCGGGAGGCGGACGCCGCGGCCGTGGCCCGCACGGCGCCGGCCATGCGCAGCGCAGCCGCGCGGGCCTGCGGCACTGTCTCCTCGACGCCCTGCGAGTAGCCCAGGCCCGTGAAGCGGCCGAGCCGTCGCAGGATCCGCGAGGGCGACTTGATGTCCAGCTCTACCTTGATGGTTTTCTGGATGCTCTTGGCCAGCTTCACCATCTGCTGCTCGATGAGCTTTTGCGTGGACTGCAGACCGGTCAGGTAGCCCTTGCCGCTGTTGGTGCCGGCGTCGAACATGGCGTCGGCGGCGTTCTTGCCGAATGCCGTGGTCGTCTTGTCGATCGCCGACTGTGCCGTGTTGATCTGCCGGAATTCCTTGGGGGTGGCGTCGACGAGGGCCTGGGCGTAGGCGGCTCCCTGTTCGGGTCCGGCGGTGATGATCTGCTGGAGCAGGTTCTTCGACAGGCCCCGCTCGGACAGGATCTTGATGTTGGCGCCGAACTTCTTCAGCTGGGTCAGGCGTGTGGTGAGCCCGGACAGGATCCCGGAGGCGTTGAAGGTGTTCCCGCCGCTGGGCAGGCCGGTGAGGGAGGTGAACTGGCGTGCCTGGCCTGTGGTGTCGGCGGCGAACTGGTTCGCTTCGGCGATCTTCGCGGCGATGGCGTCGCGTTGCTTCGCCAGGGCCTGCAGTTGCCGGTTCGCGCCGCTGATCTGGGCGAGCAGCTTGTTGTCGAGGGTGGTCTTCACTCCCTTGAAGGCGTTCTTCACCGCGTTGGCGACCTTCGTCATCGCCGAGTCGATCGCCGCGGCGGTGCCGGTGAGCTGCTTGAGGAAGTCGCCGCCGACGGCCGCGGCGAGCGGCCCGGTGTCGACGCGTTTCCCGGCGACGGTGATGACGCCGCCCGAGGCGTAGCCGGTGCGCAGCCCGCGGTGGATGCGGGTGCCGACGATGCCGCCGCCCGCGTAGCCGCCGGGCCGGTTGTACGCCTTCGACAGGGAGCCGTAGCGGGCCAGCGCGTACCGCATGCTGGCGTAGATGTTGGCCATCGGGTCGACGCTGACGCCGTACATGAACGGGCCGGTCTTGCGGTACTTCCCGGCATACGCCTCGAAGGTGCCGCGGATGACCTGCATCAGCCCCACACTGGGGTGGCCTGCCTGCCAGTTGGAGTCCCAGCGGTTGACCGCGCGCGGGTTGCCGCCGGATTCCTGGTTCATGCGGCGCAACGTCGTGGACACGAGGCTCATGGACTGGTTGAGCTGGCCGAGGGCCTGCTGCACGACGCCGGTCCACCGCTGCACCCCGGGGCCGCCCTCTCCCCCGCCGGCGAGGTAGCGCATGGGGTCGACTGTCTTGCCGTTGACGCGGGCCTCGAGGTGGAGGTGGGGGCCGGTGACGTTGCCGGTCGCGCCCACGCTGCCGATCTTCGCGCCCTGTTTGATGCCGTCACCGGCGCGGGCGACCATCGCCGACATGTGCGCGTACAGCGACGCCAGCCCGCCGCCGTGGGAGACGGTGACGTGCTTGCCGTAGGGGCCGCCGGACTGCACGGACTGGACGGTGCCGCTGTCGACGGCCACGACCTTGGTTCCCGTGGCGGCGGGGAAGTCCAGGCCGGTGTGCCGGCCGCTCGCCCACATCAGGCCCCGCTTGCCGAACGGGGTGCCGTAGGGGGCGTTGACCGGCTTGACCCACGATCCGGTGGCCGGCGGGATGTCCTTGCCGCGGATGTAGTCAATGGCCTTGTCGATGAGGCCGATCGGCGCGGCGGCGATCATGCCGGGGAAGGTGTTCCTGTTGCTGCCGAGGGCTTTGGTGAGGCCGTTCTTGACCGGCTTGAACGCTTTCTCGGCGAGGTCGGCGAGTCCGCCGCGGACGGCGTCGGCGCCCTTGCCGAGGGCTTTACCGACTCCCGAGGCGATGCCGGAGCCGATGTCGCCGATGGCGCCGAGGATGCCTCCTTCGGCGAAGCCATACTGCATGCGGGCCACTGCCGGGTGCTGGCCGCGCATCGCGGCCTGGTTCATCGCGTACAGGCGCTGCCGCTCATACGGGTCGCGCATGACCTCGGAGACGTACACGCCCTCGCCGCGCCGCATAGGGACGAGCTGGTCGTCACCCTGCCGCCAAGTGGACCAGCCGGGGAGGATGCCGCCGCGGGCGAAGCCCTTGGGCAGGTTCATCGTCTTCAGGTCGGGAACGCCGGGGATTTTCGCGGCCGTCCGATTCCAGACTGAGACAATTCCGCGGTTATAGGCCGTTTCTATCCAGAATCGGATGGGGGCTTTGACGAGGTTTTGGATGCGCTGCCAGATGGTGCCGATGCCGTCTCGGATGCCGCGGAACGCGTCCTTGAGCTTGTCTCCGAAGCTGTCCACGCCGTCCCGGACGGCCTTCCACGCGTCGGCCGCGATCGACAGGACCTGGGTCCAGAAGCGGCGCCAGATCTCGGCTGCGCCGTCCTTCAGCGACCGGAACAGGGCGACGACGCCGTCCTTGAGGGCGGTGACGATCTCTTTGAGCCGCTTCCACATGCGGCCGAACCAGTCGATCGCCCCTCGCACGATGTCGGGGATGATCGAGTGGCCCAGCAGGACGTCGAAGAGCCATTCGAACTTGTCGACGACCCACTCGACAGCGTCTGTGACCGCCTCGACGAACCTCGTCAGCCAGCCGATGACGGTGTTCACGATGGGCACCAACTGGCCCAGCGCGACCGTGAGCAGCCCTGTCAACAGCCCGGCCAGCTGCACGATCAGCGGCATCAGCGGGGTGAGTACCTGAACCGCGAGACCGATCAGGGCCACGGCGAGATCCGCCAGCGGGGGAAGCAGAGGCGTCAACGCCTCGTACAGCGGCACGAACAGTGGGGCAAGCTGCGAGAACAGCGTCCCGAACAAGCGGATCGCGGGGATCAGGGCCGTGATGATCGGCTGAAGGAACGACACCAGCGCGCCGACGATGACCCGCAGCCCTTCGCCGACGACGGCGATGAGAGGGGCGACCGCGTCCAGGATCGCACTGATCAGCTGACCGATCGGCTGCAGCACCGGCAGCAGCAGCACAGCGAGGTCGGAGATGATGGCGACGGCGTCGGTGATGATCGGTAGCAGGGCCTGAATGATCGGCGTCAGCGCGGTGGCGAGACCGCCGAAAATCTGGGCGATGACCGGGCCGAGCTGCGTGGCGAGCTGCTGCACCACCGGCGACAGCAAGGCCAGCAGCGGCAGCACGGCCTGCAATGCCGCGCCGAGCGCACCGGCGAGAAGGGCCGCGACCGCGCTGAGCGCCTTGAACACCTGGGTGAGGGCTGCCTGCATCTCGGGCAGTTCGATGACGCGGCGGATCTCGGCGAGCGCCGCGCCGATCACGGCGAAGAAGTCCCCGCCCGCGGCGCCGGCCGCCCGGAAGATCCCGGCGAAGATGCCGCCCAGATCTCCGAGCACCTGTCCGAACTGGATGGCCACGTCGAGTGCCGTGTTGATCGCCTCGGTGAGGCTGCCGTCCTCCAGCCCTTCGGCGAGGCGGGCCATGGCACGGTCCATCGCAGATGCGGCACCCGACGCGATGCGGTCGAACGCGGGCTGCGCGGCGATCGACAGCCCAGCGAACCCCGTGACGAGCTGACCCGGTATGCGGGAGACCGTGGCCAGGTTGGTGCGCAGGCCGGCGAAGACCTGGCCGAGCTGCCCGGTCCGTTCCAGGTTCGATACCGCGCCGAGCGCGCTGAGGCCCATCCGGTTCAGCTCGGTGGTGGCCCCGACGAGGCCGCTCCTCACCGTGGGCAGGATCTGCCCGCCGACCTGCTGCAGGCGGGTGCCCAGCCCAGCGAACAGGGCGTCCTGCACGTCGAGCCGCATGCCGCGCCAGGCGGGCGCCATCGCCTGCAGGGTGTTAACGAAGCCGCGGGCGTTCGGGCTGAGCTTGGCCATGGCCTCGTCGAGCTTCGTCGTCTGCGCTGCTGCGGCCTGCTGCGCGTCGGCGACCTGCCGGGCGGCGTCAGCAACGGCCTGCTGCGCGTTGGCGATATCGCGCTGGCCTTCCGCCTGCGCCTCAGCGATGCCGCGCTGCGCGTCGGCCAGGGCCCGCTCGCGGTCGGCTATCTGCTCGTTGACTCCGGCGACCTGCTGCTTGGCCTGCACGACAGCCTGCGCGCCCTCGACGCCGGCCTGGTTGGCGGCGGCGGTGTCCTGCTCCAGGCGCGCGACCTCGATGCGCTGCTCCTCGAGGGACTGCATGGCCCTCTGGTGCGCGAGTTCGGCTTGCTGGATCTGCAGCTGCGTTGCCGTCGGGTCGCTGCGGGCCGCTTGGAGATCGAGTTCGGCCTGTTGGAGGGCGAGGGTGGCCTCTTCCTCGGACAGGCGGCCACTTTGGAGGCGCTGGTTGAGGTCTTCCAGGTCGCGGACGGCCTGTCGGCGGGCGTCGGTCAAATCTTGCTGTGCTTGGCGGGCGTCCCGCTGGGCGCGGGCGAGGTCGCGTTCGGCGTCGGCGACTTGCCGGTTGGCCTGGGCGACACGCTCCGCGGACTGCCGCTGGGCGTCCTGCAGGGAGCGCTGGGCGCGCGCCAGGGCCCGCTGCGCGTTCTCCACCTGCCTGGTCGCTGAGGCGGCCTTGGTGGCTTCGCTGGCGACGGGCTGGAAAGCGGCTTTCACCGCGTCGGAGACGCCGGTGAGGCCGACCTTGATGGCGGCGAACCCGCCGATGAGGAGACCGAGAGCCGGCGCGGCGGTCGCTGCGAGCGGCCCGAGCTGGGCGATGGCCGAGCCGAGCGACACGATCGACGGCAGCGCGGCAAGGGCGGCGGTGCCGATCAGTGCGATCCGTCTGCCGAGGGTGGTCATCCCCCGCCCACCGCCGCTGCTGCTGTCGCCAAGGGTGCCGAGGCCGGCGGTCAGCGCGGCCAGGCCGGTGGAGCGGACGCGGACGTTGACGGTGCGGTCGCGTGTGAGGAAGGTGAGCGCGCCGTTGGCGGCGGTCGTGTCGGCACGGGCCTGCACGGTCATCTGCCGTCGGCGGGTGAGGTTGGCGAGGCTGTCGGCGGCGACGCGGGTGTCGACGTCGACGCCGATGCGGACCTGGCGCCGCTGGGTCAGGTTGCGGATCTCCTGCGCGCCGACCCGGGTGTCCACGGATGCGCGAATGTTGACGACTCGGTCCGCGGTGAGTCGGTCCAGTTGCCGCTGCGCCGTGTTGTAGGCGGCCTGCTGGATCTGCGGCAGGACGTCGACGGTGCGTTGGCCCAGAAGGCTGTTGAGTCGCTGGCGAGTGCCGGTCTCATCAAGGTTGAGACCGATGTTGATCGTGCGGTCTGCTGTCAGGCGGTTGAGGGACTGGGTGGCGGCCCGCTCGTCGAGCTGGGCCGTCACCTTGACGGTTCGGTCCTGCGTCAGCCGGCGCATGCCGGCCGTGGCGGCCCTGTCGTCGAGCTGGGCGGTGAGGGTGACGGTGCGGTTGCGTGCAAGCTGGTCGAGTTGGCGTCGTGCATTCGCCGCCTGTACTTGGACGCCGACCTTCACGACCGGTGTCAGCCTGGCGAGACGGGCCTGTATCTGGCGGGAGATGAGATCGCCGGCCGTGTCTCCGGCAGCGATGGCGGGCTGGCGGATGGCCTTGGGGAGCTCTACGCGGAGCAGGTCGCCGAACTTGGACGTGTCCGGGATGAGTGAGACCCGGGTGCGTCCGACGACGGTCGCCTCGGCCATTCCGCCTCCCCTCCGCTATCCGTGTGCCGTCTGCAGTTCGGCGATCCGGGCCCGCCACTGCGCTATCTCCGCTTCGTCGTCCCGGCGGGTGCCGGGCGAGAATGCGTTCAGGTACTCCTCGGCGCGTTGCTGCGCCTCGGCTTTCGCTTCGTCGTCTGCCTCGTGCTCTTCCATGGCCGGGGGCTGCACGGGTTCCATGTCGGGTGGCCGGCCCTTGAGGTGGGCGGCCCACAGGATCCGCACCAGCATCAGAAGCGCGTTGTACTGGGCGGCGGCGAGGAAGGTTCCGGACGTCCAGCGGCGCCCCTCCAGGTCTCCGGCGACAGCGGCTTTGGTTGCGGAGTCCTCCGGGAGTGCTTGGACCAGGTCGCGGAGTTCGGCCCAGTTCATTGAGCCTTCGCCCCAGGACATGGCCCAGAACTCTTCTAGGCGGCGGCCGGGGTAGTAGCGCTGGATGTCGGCTCGGAGGCTCCCGGCGTGCTCGCGGAGGACGTCGAGGAGCCACTGCCTTCCCCCTCCGTCGTCCCCGCCTCGTCAGCGAGTGCCTCGACGATGTCCTTGAGTTCGCCGACGGTGAGCTTGCCGACCTTGACGAGCCGGTCGAAGGACTCGGGTGGGAGGGCGAGTTCGCGGAGGAGGCCGATGTTGGCGTCTCCTCCCTTCTCTTGGACCTCCTCGATGACCTCGACGGGCCAGTCGTCCTGGGTGGGCAGGGTGCACACTTCCTCGAGGCCGTTCTCGTTCTCGAAGTAGATGTCGACGAACTGGGTCTTGGCTGCGGCGGCGCGCTGGGCGCGCATCTGCTGGAGGCGGATGACCTTGCGGTTTGGCTTGGACACGATCGTTTCCTTCGTGGGCGGGGGC